CGCCGCTACCGAGGAACATCGGCAGGCCCATGTCGATGACGCGAGCATTACCGCCAGAGAGATGCTGTACTTTACTTACCAGCGCGTCTCGATATTCCGGCTGTAGCTGCTTGGCTTGCAGTAACGCCGCATAGCCAGCCGCCTTGACCAGGTACTTCATTTCTTCTTCAGTACCGGTGTAAACGGTGTCGTCGATGCAGCCCAATACCTTGACGCGATTGACCAGCCGGGTTTCGGTGAGTTCGAGGATTTCGCTATTCCAGCCGATATCGCATTCGAGCAACTGACTCAACGCACCCCAAGGCTGATCGGTCTTCTTCGACTTGTAGGTCTCACCGTCTTTCGTACGGATCAGATCAATGGCGATCATGCAGACTCACCCAACTTGATGATGCGGTTAGGGAGAGTTTCGTCTTCGGTCGGGTTCTTTGGTGCGAAGGCAAGGCCGCCCAACACTTCGTTGATTTTCTGAAGACGCTTACCTTCTCGACGAGTCGAATAGACCTGGAAGTTCCAGCTGCCGAATTGGACTTCTTTCGGCATTGGGTGGCAGTAAGGCGTGCTCTCGACCACGTTCTCCAGAACACCGAAGATAGCGCGTGTTTCCTTGTCTTCGTTCCAGAGCTTCTTCAGCACCTTTGGACTGACCGGCTTGTCAGTGCTGAAGTTGAAGATGATGGTGACGTCGTCAGCGCCTTTGGTGTAGATGCACTTACCCTTCGGATTGAAGGAGTCAGTGAACACGGTAATGTTGATGTCGCCAAGTTTCTTTTCGTAGTTGCTCATGATTGTTTCCTTATACGTCGAGGTGGGAGAATGGTGGTTTGCCGTCATCGCTGAACGCGAGATGTACGCGGCCGAGTTCGAGATAGTCTTTGACCAGAGGACCGTAGCGGTCATCGGCCTTTACGCGGGCAGCCCACTCGGCAGCGGTTTCGCCGACCTTAGGGGTGACTACGATGCTCAGATGCTGCGGACGTTTGGTCAGCGCCTCTGGCGACAGGGACGTAACCGCGACAGGGAATACGTCGAAGAAGCCAGCTACGAAGTTAACGCCCTTAGTGTTAACGGATACGATGAGAGTTTTCATGCGAGTTCCTTCTTTAAGAAAAAGTGCTGCTTACAAAAAATAAAAGGCGGGGGATTTCTCCCCCGCTTTATGCCGTGTTACTGAACGCGCTGTTGACGCACGTTTTGCACGATGGCCTTATCCAGCGACTTGCGCAGGAGGCGAACATCTTTCTTGTCCAGACCGTCGAACAGCTCGTTGTTGTAGACGATCTGAGCATTGACGCAGTAGGTATCGGGCTTCAGACGGGTGGAGGTCTTCAGGCCGTTGGTCTGCTTGTCGGTCAGTTCACAGGTGGAGTACAGCTGACCACCGATGGCGTCTTTCACGCCCTTGAAGCTCGAGACATCGATCTCGCCGATGGTCAGGTCTTCTTTGAACTCGCCAGTGATTTCAGAGCTGATGTTGCCAGGGCGACCAATGTAGACCATGCCAGCGATTGGGATGTCGTTCTTGGCACGACGCACCTTGCCGTCAGCAGCAGCCTTCGCAGCCGAGAACCAGTCGTCGAAGACGATGATGTTCAGGTCTTTGAAGTCCTTGTCGACGTTACCGAAGTTACGCAGGGTCACTTCAGCACCGGAACCTTCAACAACGGCGATGCCTTTGTTCTTGTGTTCCTTGTCGGACATGTCACCGAAGTCGCTCACGCCACCCTTACCGAACAGCCAGTAGATGGCTTCCTTGTGGGCGTCGCTGACGGCGATGTCAGACGGCAGGGGACGGGAGATCACGGCGTCAGCTTGCAGAATGGCGACATCGCAGTCGCCGTCCTTCAGCATCTGGGCCGAGGACACCGAGCCTTCAGTCGACAGCACCTCAACCTGGACCTTGGCTGCTTTGGCGACATCATTGGCGATCTGCTTGGCAAACGACTCGTAGAAGCCGCCTTCTGCACCGCCGCAGAAGTTGAGGGTTTTGCCTTCGATAGCGAGGGCGTTGAACGACATGGCCATCATGGCCAGTGCGGCGACGAGCATCTTCTTCATGTTTTACTCTCGAGTGGTACTGCGGGTGGGTTAATTGAAAAGCTTGTAAGCGCCGTACACCGCCAAGCAGACGATGACTAGGCCAGCGGTGAAAAGCCAGCCTTGCAAAACGCATTGGCACGGCTGGCGTTTACATTCGCAGCAGTAGACGTGATCACGACGAGACATCGCAATCCTCCACCAGTGCGTTGATATCGAACTGCACGTCGATGAGCAAGTCTCGCCCTTTGACGTACCCCTGGATGTCGAACATGCCCCCGCCCTCTTCGACGTCGACGTAGACAACATCGAGTTCGTTCTCGATGAACAGTCTGACACTGCTCTCGATGAACATCGCCACGGCCGGATTGAGCCGTCCGTAGTCTTCGAGCAGATCGGCCAGCAGCTCTTCCAGCATGCTGTAATCCGGCATGGCTTCGACGTCATCTGGACGATTCTGACGGGTGGCTTGAAGCGCCATGAAGCAATCGTGCTCTGGACGAACTTTAGTACGCCACAGAACAGCTACGCTTTCGCCGACGTTCTCCAACTTGCCGGTAGTATCCGAATCACGGGAGATTATTGCGGTATAGATCGCATGCTGCTCACGATACTTCCCATCAGCAAACTCGCGCTGAATCTTGCCGGCGATCGACCAAAGCGGATTATCCGGGAACAACTCAACTGCTTCTTCAAAAGCGACCGCATAGTCGAGCTGCGTTTTACCGGCTGTGTCGACTTCGCGTTTCTTCTGGAAGCGATCCGTGCTAGCGATTACTGTCACGGGTGTTTCTCCTGAAATGACTACGACTTGCCAAGATCACCCCATACCCGACAAGCATCATCAGGAAGAACGACAGGAGGATTGCAGCCATAGCCTCGCTGGTGTCAAACTTCGGATGATGCTTATCAACACAACCGTCCCACGCAGGTCGTTGGATCGACGTTACGTACTTAGGGCTGTACGGGATACAGCATGCGGCTTCGAGGCATTGCTTGAATGCCTCGTCACCTTTACTCACGACAGGGTTTCTTCGCCGCGTGCGATGCGAGCGATCTGAGCGTCATCACGCTCCTGCTTGAAGGCGTGTTGCTCTTCTTCAGTAGCGATGACGATCTTGCTGCCATTGACGAACACGTCGGCACCGTTCTCGATCGCTTCGACAGCAGCGTTGAGAGCGATGTCCAGGTTGTTGTCCATCAGGGAACTGATGGTCTGGCCGGTAGTGATGACGTCGCCCTCGCACTGGCTGGTTTGACCGCCGATGATCACCTTGGTGATGACCTTCTTGCCGTTGTCCACGATATCGTGAGTAACAGCGGTAGCCAGAGCCAGCAGGCAGTCGACGGAATAGACTTTGGTTTCGGCGTTGCTCATGGGGACTTTCTCCGTTTGGGGTGTCGTACGTCACGTACGACTAGGGTGATGAAACCGATGATTATTGCGATGACGATCAAGTACAGCCAGGCGCGTTCATGGAACTCCCTGTTGGCTATCTCGATGTCACGACAATAGTTGTATTGCTTGATGTCAGCGATGCTGGTGCTCGTCGTTGGCACTTTCTTCAAGACGGGCTCGCAGTCGATAGACGGTTCACGAGGCTTATCGTCACCGCCGAGGACAAAGTACCAGACGACGATGCTCATCAGCTGATTCCTTCTTTAGGGACGGGAGCGAAGCGAGTTTCGTCCTCGATCTCCGCCTGGCCGCGTTGCCAGAGTGGGTTCTCGTCATCGACCGGCAGACCAGGCTTGGCGTAGCCATAGGCCCATTCACCGGTTTGTTCGAGTCGGACATGATGCAGTTCAGGAGTAGTAACGATCACGTACTCCTGTCCTTTGTAGTGTTTGAGAATCTGCCCGGGAGTATACTTACAAGCTGGCATGATGAATCTCCTGATTGGGTTGCCCATACCAAGTAAATGCCCAGTAAAGAAACACGACTACTTCTGGTACGGCATATCGAAGCCGATGTAGAGCACGCAGTCCGCGTAGTCACTTTCACCCACCACTTCGGCTTTGGCAGCCGCTGGCGAGTTGAAGATCTTGGTCACGTTGGCGATAGCCATCGGTACCATTGCGCGGTAGCCGTCATCTTGCAGATGTTCGGGCTTCATCAAACCCAGCAGCACCGAGTCCATACCTGCGTTCTCAGCACGAGCAGCTACTGCGCCCTTACTGATGTCAGCCACCATCTTACAATCCTCAGTGGTGACTCTGTGGTATTCGAATTCCGGAAGGCTATCGTCATAGTGCGGCATGGCGTTAGCGATAACAGCGGTCAGCATCAATGCCGAAAAGATTGCAACTTTCATGTAGTCCTGATCCTAGTGGTTGGTTTGGTTATTCACTTCCAAAATGTGTGACTATCTAATTCTTAGATAGGCAAAAAAAAAGAAGCGGGGCAAGAGCCCCGCATCAATTACTTCTCGGCCGGGGCTTCGTCAGCACGGATGAACGAAAGTGGGATCGCCATCCCGTTAGGGAACCTGTACGCTACCAACGCTCTACATACGGCCACCGAATACGATTGGCAGTTTTCAGCAAAGCGAGTTTCATCGTCGATCCAAGCCCGCGTGTACTGGCCTTCCGGATCCCGGCGAGTGCGGAACTGCGTGTTGATGTTGTTATTGATGGCGATGTGTGCCGCCATGTTCACACTGCGGGATGGATTGAAGCCGTAGGTGTGGTTGAACTCAAGTTCTTCCTCATCCGGGTCCGGCGCATCGTAGGAGATGAACGGAGGTTCACCTTCGCGATCCTCATGTAGACGAATCGTACCCCGGCCGTAATACGGCTCGGTCCAATTCAGCGCTACGGCCACCGCATAGTCCAGCGCTTTACCGCCCAGACCGTTTGGGAGAACCCAGACCAGCGGGTCTTTCAACGGCTCGACCACCAGCGAAGTAATCGTGACGATCTGACGGCGTTCGCCACGACGGCGAGCATCGGCGAATTCGGTAGAGAAATCGAACACCAGCCTATCGATTGAATCGTAAGCCAGCGGTCCAGCATTATTGAACTGGAAACGCAACATCGCGTCGCGACGCTCGATATTACCATCGCTGTATTGCACCATCAGGCGCGGCAGCTTGTCTGGCGTATCAAACAGTTCTGCAATCATTTACCACCTCCTTTAAAACGACGATGCTGACCGGGCGGTGGAGCGCCCCATGGATCGTTTGGGTCACTGTGCAGGTGCGGTTCATCATCGTCATGACGGTAACGCTTCATCTTCGACGAATTGGTTGCGCGCTGTTTATACGGCGACAGATTGCGATTGACCTTGATGGTGATGGTTGGGCTGATCACCACACGCCATTCGCTTTCATCAGCGGCAGTCTCGACCTTGGAGGCCGTGAGCCATTCGAACTTACCACTGTCGACGATCTCGTTGGACTTCGGATCGCGCAGTTCGAGAACGATAGTGCCATCATCCTCATGCACGAAACGACTGTCGCCTTTGAACGCCTCACCGTTGTGCAGGATCTCACGCAGGTTGTAGTTCGCGTACACTTCGTCAGGTACGTTGTGGATCTTGAGCTCTTGCTTGAAGGCCTTCAGATCCTTGGCGCCGGTGGCCACCTTCGCTACCACTCGCAGCATGTCAAAGCTGATGCGGTGACACTTGCAGTAGTCGAGGATGTATGCCAGGATAGCCGGCTTGAGCTGAAGCTCTTCGATCACTTCGAGGATGGCATCTTCCTGCATGCCTTCGTAGTTGATCTTGTACAGGAAGCGGCCAGGGCGGTGGATCATGTAGTCGCTGAGCTCGTGGACATGGTTGGAGGTAACGATGAACATCACCCCTTCCAGATCCGAGTCGCTGAACAACGTCAGCATCTTATCGCGAGCTTCTTCTTCGTAGTACTTACCGAACTCATCGAAGTAGACGACGCACTTACCCATCGCCAGGATCAGGCGCTTGATCACCGAGGCCGGGATGGCGCTGGTAATCATGAGACACGGCCGCTTGAACTTCTCGATCACCGAGTTGATGGTGTCTTCAGCCAGCAACGACTTACCCGCACCTTTCAGACCGGTCAGCAAGATACCGGTGGTGCCCTTGGCCTCACCGTAGGTTCTGATGAAGCTGGTCTTGTAAGCATCGTGCTGACCATAGCGCTTGGTCGGAACCTTGAACTTTTCGCGGTCCTTGATCAGGATGACTTCTTCATCCTTGGTCCCTACACGGTAGACCATTGGAGCGACTGCGTCGATCTTGTTGTGCAGGTTGATATTGCTGAGCGTTACGTATGGGCCTTCATCGGCCAGAATGGTTGGCATCTTGTTTCCTTACACGAGTTCGACGATATCGAGATGATCGATGCGGTTACGCTTGAAGCTTGCCGCGTTAGTGTGACCGCCGCCGCCGTGTTGTTCGGCAATGGTGGCGACGTTAACGTCAGAGCTCTTGAGCGAACGCAGACGGTAGTAACGGAACTTGGCGTCTTCGTACCAAGTGATCGAGAACGGCGAGTTGTACTTCTTGATCAACTCTTCACCGACGCGGCTGCCGTTGTAGCGCGGCACGTTCGACATCGGAATGTTCTCATAGCCAGCGAAGCTGACCAGGAAGCTTTCTTCCAGATGTCGGCCGATCTGCTGATCTTCCATCGCCACCAGCGGCTGCCCTACATCAATCAGATGTTCGGTATACGCATGAGCGTAAGTCACCGAATCGATTTCGATAGGCAAGGTGGCAAAGCCTGCGATGAAAGCTCGGGTATCAGGCAGCTTGTAGTTCCACAGGTCGTGGTCTTCCACAAGGTCGACAATCGTCGGCCGCGGCTGATTGGGGAAGATGATGTCCCACGCCAGACCTGCACCAGACCGGGTCATGTCAAGACGCAGGTCGAGGTTGTTCGGATAGCCCGCCTTCTCGAAGTATTCGTCGATACGTTCGATGGCCGTCTCGTGATGATCGAGCACAGTGACCATCTTCGCCTTATCGCACATCTCAGCGAGGACGTTCGGCGGATAGGAGAAGTCGAGGATGATGACCGTACGGTCGGTAACGTCGGGTGGGTTATCACCATAAGCTGCGGCGATGTAGTCGGCATCATCACCGTACTTGTTGCGAGCTGCCCATGCGGCAACGACGCCGTCGAAACAGTCAGCGTGGTAGATTACAAGCATTACAGTCTCCAGTTTGCCTTATGTCAGAACATAAGGCATTGGGTTAGATTTTAACCGTTATCGGTCGCTTGGTTCATGGGTTCCGCGTAACCCATGCTCTCATCAACTTCAGATTGCAACCGATCGGTCATGCGTTCGCGCCTTTCTTCGGTAGTGATCTTGCGGATGGGAGGCTTGAGGTTGTGGTCCTCCGTGAAACCTTTGGCATGCAGCAGCGCCAAGATATCTTCGACCTTCCAGATCTCGTAAGGCGGTAAGCCGCCGAGCGAACACTTGCGCAGCAGTTGACCCGCTTCGTCAAGGCTCTTTGTGATGTGAACAGCCATGGTCATCTGTTCTTCAAGCTTACTGGCAGCTCCGCGGACGTAGGTAACGCCTTGCCCGTAATGTACGCGGCGGCGCAGCATGTACGTCTTGTGTTCTTCGCTTTTGTTGGGTACGCGGAACTCGTAGAGCTTTCCGCTAGGCGTCAGGATATTGCAGACGTTGGCGACTTCAGCCTGGCGGATCTCATCGATAGTGCCATCGAAGTAATCGTAGATCACCGGCCAGTTGCATTCCAGCGGGATGATTAACCCGTACTTGGTAATCAGCGAATCGATCGACACCTTGGTGTATAGATCGTTAGGTTTCAAGATGCCGGTCTGGAGGAAGATCTCGTTGTCTTTGAATACAGTTACGTTTGCCATTACTTAGCGATCCTTGGGACTCGAGGCTTACGGGCACGTTTACGGGTAGGCGCTACTTCTACCGGCGCTGGCTTCGCAGGTGGAGTGATCAGCGGCAACAGGTCGCTCTGGCCGATGACATCAACCACCGTACCTACCTCAGGGTTGAGCTCACCTACTGAGATGATCGTGTCTGTGACTGACAGGCCGTGGGCCAAGCCGACGTATCCCATCCATGCACCGTTACCTCGACATTGGGTGGTTTCGTTCAGATGGGTCCAGCGGTAACCATCAACGCACCACGCGTCAGTGGTGGTCATTACGAAATAAGTGCGGTCGCCCAGGAATGCTTCCCGCTGTTCCTCGGTGAACTCAGGGCCGACGTTCTTCTCAGCCGCTTCCCAGCCCATCAGTACGATGCTGAATATATCCATCGCAATCTGAACGCTTTCAGGATGGATGTTGTCCCCACAGAAAGCTACAGCCATGCGCTTGGTCTTGCAGACGTACAGCTTCCGCATTTCCTGAAGGTTGGAATAGGTGGTGTAAGGCTGGACAACACCACAGCGATCAGCGCCGAGGACTCCATCCTTGTAAATGATCAACGACACATCTATCTCCTTACAAAATAAAACGACATAAAGAGCAGGGTCTTTCGACCCTGCTCTCGCTTGTGCTGCTTAAAGGTCCGGGCGCAGTGCCGTCGAACCTTGACCCTGCTTCGGAGCCGGTGCCTTGTAGGTCGGTGCGGTGCTGCGGGTCACTTTGCCGTCGGTGCCGAAGTAGATACGGGTGCCGATGGTTTCGGTGATGGCGGTATCGCCGACCAGGACCGATTCCATGGAATTGTCACCGAATACCAGGCTGGCGCCTTGGTCGCTCAGATGCGCCAGAGTAGCGTAGGTTTCGCCGTTCTCGGTGGATAGCTTGGCGATTTGTTCAGCGGTCAGTTGCATGTGAAGCTCCATTGCAGTTGGGTTGGTGTTGCTCTATACGGTAATGTGTGGTTGTGATTAGTTACAGTCAGTTGACCCGAAGGATCACTTGATCACGACCACCGCGTTGAGCCAGCCATTCGTAGAACTGCGTATACTTCATATTGCAGAAGAAGTAACTGGCATCGTCGACGATGATGAGCTTTGCTGGGGGAATAGGATCGGGCAGACCTTTCTTCCGATGCAGGATCGAGCGCTTTACTTCGTATGGCGTACACACACGAACGCTTTCTAATTCTGCACGGGGATACCCGATGAAATCAGGGTTCTCGTTCGCACAGTTCTGGATCAGCATCTTCTTGATCCTGAGGTTCGGTACGATGTAGAGCGCCTCACCTACCAGGTTGAAGATCTGAGCCAAAGCTCTGGTACGGCCGGTCTGACGTGGGACGAAGAACCCCACAGTCTTCCAGTCACGCAACCAGATGTCGTCTGGAGGAGCTGCCCTTCTGTACTGTTCCTCGAACCACTCCTGTTCGGCGTGGAATGGCGCCAGCAGGCTCTGTACCATCTCCTTCGGATTGAAGGGAGGTTGTGAGACCGTTTTCTTACTCATCTTGTAATCTCGCCTTTATATTCAAACGGTAAGTTCGCCTTCTCAGCGATCTTCCGTAAAACGTTTATGCTTAAGTGTCGGTGACAGAACTTACCGGGACTACAATAGCACGCAATGGCCACCTCACTGTCTCGTCCCAATTCGAGCAGATCGTAGAAAGACCGACGCCAACTACCGTACCGATCGCGTAATAGCGCTAGGTATTGTTCGGTATACATCTCGTCGGTTATGAGCTCGCCCTTGTGGTTCATGACCATCGTCCAAGTGGGTGCGAGAAACTCGTACTCCACAGCTGACTTTACCGTGGTATCGGCCAGGATGATTCCCCTATCCTGCACCAGTCTCCACTGGCTAATCTGCGCTGTCCAAAAGGCCATGCTAAGCTCCGGTATTCTCTGACATACATTTGCCAGCATAAATGAAAGTTTACGGCATAAAGCCGGGATCTATCCCGGCAGTATGTTTAGGCCCCGAGCGGGAGATTTGAACTCCCCACCAACTAATAAACGACGGACACGGGAAAGTGCGTCAGGCATGAAACCCTTTCCAGTATATCGTATCGCAGTTCGCCGGAGTAGCGCCAGCCGCTAGCCAGGGATGATCGTTACAGGAACTTGGGCTTTTCCTTAGTCAGGCAAGCCGCCGGGAAGCCGGTAGCGCGAACTTCACCATCGGCCATCCAACGAACCACCGTGTGCTCGTCTTCCTCATCATAACGCTCGACGGTCAGTTCCGGAGAACCGCTTTTGAGGTAGACGACATCACCTGGTTCGAACTTGGTAGCTTCGCTCATGCCGGTATCCTGTATTGTTTAGAAATCGGAGAAGGTGCGCATGAAGATGGACTCAGCAATGGTCCAGATCTTCCCTGCCGGTGCATCATGGGTAGGCTCCACATTTGTGTAGACCACCATCGGCCAAGAGCAATCTTGCCCATGTTGCGCCTTATACAGGACTTTGAATCGCAGTCCGCTAGGAGACTTGTAATCCACTCCTTCTTCATACGACTCAAGCATTGCACTCTCTCCTAATAGGTCTCCAACATACCCAGTGTATCGCCTATTGTATTGTTGAGCGGTCGCAGTTAGGATTTCGGGTCGTACCTAAATTTTCCCCATTGCTGGGCGATGTCCTGATGTAGCGTTTTGGACGATTGCGACACTTTAGCGATACCACGTTGGAAAATAGGTCTCCACCCGTGTTTTCGAGACACGGACCTCACTCATGTACCTGATCCACGCCGAACCCCGAAGGGATGGGCATGTTCGGAATCGAACCGAAAGAGTGCGCTCTACCATCTGAGCTAGGCGGAGATAAAACTTACGCGCAGCGGTAGTTCGGGTTCTCGAGAACAACCTCGAGGTCGAAGAACAGCTCGGTCTTGATGCTGGACGGCACGGTGATGGAAAGCAAGGCGCGCTCAGGATCTACCTTCAGGTAGATGTCTTCAGCACCAGGGATGCTGAGGGTGTAGTTCTGAGTACGCTGACCTTCGATCTGCTTGATAGCAGAGAGGTCATGGGACAGCTTGATACCATCGGCCGTGCGGACGTTGTTGAAGCGGATAGCGCCGACGCTGTCGGTCAGATCCAACACGCTGGGATCGCCGAAGCCGAACACGTTGAACTTACCATCGACCAACGGCAGGTTCTTGGCTTCGAGGCGACGCTCGGTAGCGCGGCCAATGCGACGACGCAGGACAGTGGAGTACTTGTCCATGAACGCGCCTTGCTGCATCATCATGTCTACATCGAGATCGGAAAGACCTTCAGGCTTGGCGCCCTGACCCACGTTGTAGAGGAACGAGCACAGACCTTTGTGACGCGCGGTCAGTTGCGCTTGCTCGATAATCATGCGCTGGACATGCGCCGGGCGGCTGTCGATGTGACCGAGCGGCAAGTGATCTTTCAGGAACTGCTCTTCCGATTGCCAGGTTACGTTGCCGGCTTCGTCTTTGACGTTGTAGCCAGGCTTACCATCTTCGCCGGATTGAGACGACCAGGCGAGGACAGTAACGTTCTTGTTCACCAGATAGTTCTGAGTCATGAAAGATCTCTGCGGGTGGTTGGATGAATAGGGCGTTCCTCGTGGATTTGAACCACGGACCTTCGGCGTGTCTTTTAGCTAAGGGGCCGACGCTCTAACCAGCTGAGCTAAGGAACGAGAATAGGGGCTTCCTCGAAGAATCGAACTTCGGACTTCCGCCAGGTATGGTGAGCCTGCCCCATTTAAGGGGCCAGGAGGCTCGAAGACGGCACTCTACCAACTGAGTTAAGGAAGCATGTAGCTTAAAGCAAACCTTCCGAGATCATGAACTGTTCGAGGTCATCAAAGAAACCATCGTACAGGATTTCGGTACCGGCAAAACCTTTCCAGCGCCACCACTTAGGTTCTTTACCCATAGCGGTGATGCTTTCTTCGGTTTGCTTTCTGAAGAAATTACCGACCTTATCGAACGCAACGAGGTCGGTGGTGTAGAGATCCCCGTGGACGTGCAGCAGCCTGATTATCTTGGCTTCCAGTTCTGGACTAACCTCGAGTTCTTTCAGTTGCTTATTGCGCATCACAAGTTTCTCTGAATAGGGAGCACTGACTGGAATTGAACCAGTGACCTTCGTCAAGTTGGCCTTACGCTCTAACCAACTGAGCTAATCACCCATACGGGCGATGCCGGACTCGAACCGGCGACCTTAAGGGAGGGACGACGCTCTACCAAACTGAGCTACAGTGCTATTGAATAGGTAACTCTAGCAGGGAATCGAACCCGCTGCCTTCCTCATGTTTGCGTCTACCAATTCCGCCATTGGCCGATAGTGCCGGCCAAGCAGGACTCGAACCTGCAATCCTTTTCAGGAAGGTGAGGACGCTCTACCAATGAGCTACAGAGTTAGAATAAGCGCCTGGGGAGGACATTCCCCAGGTCTTGCCACTAATTACCCTAGTGGCCAAGGTGCCTTCATATCGCTTCAGGCAGGTTTGCGCGGTACTAGCTAGTGTCTGACCATGCTAGAACAGTGCTCGGCATGTGCGGCGCTGGCGCTTCCCTGATAACTCAAAGCCAACAGACTGGCTCCTCGTCGTCGTAGGGTCTAATGTAACTACAAAGCCTTACGTGCAGCTATAGCGCCTCGGGTAGGGAGGGCACGGGGCTAGGATCTTAGGCTTGGCATAGGAGTACCGAGCTTCTGATTTGGCAGGGGTAATTGGATTCGAACCAATGATCGCGGCGTCAAAGGCCGCTGCTTTAGGCCAGGCTAAGCTATACCCCGATTGAAAATGGCTCCACGACCTGGACTCGAACCAGGGACAGGCGAATTAACAGTCCGCTACTCTACCGACTGAGTTATCGTGGAACAAAGGGTGACCCTCCAGCCGATCTACGGCTAGTTAAGCGCGCTGCGTAATACGCTGCCTGGCAAGGGTCGTAAATGGTGGATGGGGAAGGATTCGAACCTTCGAAAAATTAATGGCGGCTTTACAGGCCGCTCCCTTTGACCGCTCGGGAACCCATCCAGATGCAAGTGGTAGTACCGAGTGGGATTGAACCACCGACCTAACCCTTAACAGGGGTGCGCTCTACCAGCTGAGCTACGGCACTATCTTTCTTACATCTTATCTACACGTTCCGTAAAAATGTACGGAAATCAATGAGATCCCTTCGAGCAACTCCGGCAACCTTTACAGCCAGGACGAGGAGTACCGGCCTTGATGTTGATGTCGGTCTTCCAGGTATGCGTTGCCCGCTCTACAGGAGATGCGGTGATAGCGATCTTCACCTCGACATCTTCAGGATCCAGACCGAGCAGCACCCAGATGATCTCATGAACCTTAGGCTGCATGAGCTCGGTAAGTTCGGCCAGACCTACCTCAGTGAACGGAAGGTTATTCTCTGCGGCCACGTCTTTGATGACGTTCTCGATACGTTGACGGAAGTCCATGGTTTCTCGGGTCATTTTGATTTCTCGACAAAAAAAAAGAACGCGGGGTGGTTAGCCCCGCGGCTTGTGGATCAACGCATCAACATGGAGATCGCCATGGTAACTGCCATGATGATCTTCAATCGACACATTGCTTTCTTCTGCTTAGCCGTGAATGGCTTGAGCGGAGGTTTATGTTTCATAGCTCGTCCTCAGATGAGTTCGAGTTTCAACCCATGCTCTTCCAGAGTGGCGATCAGATCCATCACGTCACGGCGCTGTATCCGACCGAGGCGTTCGTAAGACCCGAGCGCTTCTTCCAGTAGGTCAATCACGCGTTCGGAGTCAGTCTCTTCAGCGTTCTTGGCCAACATCCACTCAGGGAGTGGTTCATCGGGATTGAGCTCGATGTTTACGTTCATGCCTTCCATTAGGTCGGGTTCTCTTCATTGAGGAGGTATTGGCGAATGCGCGCGACTGGGATGTTGAAGCCGAGGTTATTGATGATCGAGATCTCGCGATCACGAGCCAGCGGACTACGCGCCGCCAGGTGGCGAATCAGGAACTGCTGTTCATCGACGCGCAGTTCCTTGTAGCCGGTAATGTGCCAGCAGACCTCTTGGGATACTTCGTAGTAGGTCTTCCCACCCTCTCCAGGAATTCTGAGTCCGGCAAACCTGGAACGGAGATGATGCAAGTTGGACGGCAGGGTCATTGGGAGATCGGCAGATCTATTGAGGACCAGCGAGATGAATTCCTCAAGCTCATCCATCCCGCATCTCGAAAACCGAGATTTGATGAACTCACGTTCGCACTCCTTGAGGAGATTGAAGTAAGGGATTTCCGCCAACTCGGAGTCGGTAGGGGCAGCTGCGTTTTTCGAGTAACCGCTTGGAGGTCTTTGAAGCCGGCCAGAGTCTGCGATGTGGTACTCCTCGAACACCGATGGTCCGTTGAGCTTTTCGAAGTAAGCGTAGCAGCGCAGTTGCAGATACCCTGCGATAGATGCCCTGACATTCTTCGGGGCGCAGAATAGTGCGCCGCTGGTGTAGGCCTTGGCTTCTTCAGCCCCCACTTCTTCCAGCAGATTCCAGAATCCAGAACCGGGCAGTCCGGCGTTGGTGCCCGACTTACGTACGACGAGCGAGGTCAGGTGCGGCCAGTTCTTCTCGATGCAGAAGTGGAAGATGTGGGTGAGCAGACCGCCGATGGTCTTGGCCATCTGGTTGCCCCTGTTAGGGATGCCCACGAGACCTGCGAGCTCTTCGTAGGTAGTGGTTCTTCTCTCCATTGCCAGAACGATCAGTCTGGCCGAGATTGTCGAAGTTGCGCTGTGAATGTTATTGCTAGCCATGTGGCTCTCCTAAACACCGTGTGGTGTCGGTATTGTTAATGCGTAGGCTTAGAGTGCCGTACGCAGAGAAAACTCCGTGACGACGTGATTGACGTCACAGGAGGTGGTGCTCTTTACGAACTCATCGAACTGGGCGTTATGCTTCATGCGATGCTCGACGATTGCTCGACGTATTGCGAGACTGGCGTCTGCGAAGCCGATGATGTTCTTTACGCATTCATCATGGCAACGGGTGGACTTGTCTTCTTGACGGACGTAGTAGGCGTCCATCTTGGCCCGGGATTCGGTGAAGCTATCTACGCAGAACTGATCGCGCTTGAGCTTCACCTTATCACGTTTGACTTCCACCACGTATACGCTTAGGGTTGCGTGTGACCCTTTACGCTTGGTAGTGTAGGTATCGCCCACGTAGATGGGTTTATAGACTGGAGCGGGTTGAGTTTGCTTGCGTAGCGGCATTTCACTTATCCTCAGAACCAGGAATGTAGTCTCTCGTTATTGATGAGACTTTGGTATTTGTTTTCGATGAGTCGGCAACCCGGCTCAAGGAACGTGCACATCTTGTCGAACGTTTGCTGCGGGTTGAAGTTAGGCGAGGTGCGGCGGTTGGTGTGGAGACGATAGATGCTATCGAACCACTGCATGACAGCTTCGAGGCTAAAGCCTGCGCACATGCAGCGAACCATCAAGTTCATTGCCGTCTTCGACATCTCCACCAGGCCCTCGACCTGACGGTCGTGGAACACGTACTGCGGAGACACGAACATGTTGGTGTCCTTACAGTCGTGGGAAACCTCGATAGCGACGTTGCCATATTCCCCATGAATCATCACGCCGAGGCCGAAGCTATTCTCGTACGTGTAAACGCCGCCGCGAGTACCTAGACCTTGGGCCGACATGTGCGCTTTGGTGATCGCGAAGACTTCGTTAAATGCCATGAAGCGCAAGTGCGGGAAGCCTCGATCTTTCTTGATCATCTTGCCGATGGCGGTGTAGATGCGGGAGCGTTCGACGCTATTGAAAGCCAACATGTTGCTGTCCTTATTAATGGTGGTTATCCAGGGCAGTAATGTGTTACCCTAATTTCTTTAACTGAGCAAAAAAAAGACGGCGGGTTTCCCCGCCGCTTATGTCGTTAGTTCAACGTCGCGCCGAACCGCAGATCGGAGAAGATGTCGCGCAGGGTAGCTTCGACTTCTTCATCGGTCATTGCATTGCCGACCATGGACTGATCGAGAGCGCCGTCTTCGATGACGCGTTCGATATAGTTCTTGAGCGGGACGGAGAACGTCGAGCGAGGTTGTTCGTCGCTGGTCAGGTAGTGGATGATCTCGTCGCGCATCAGTGCAGGAACGGCTTCCAGCGCACGCTCGACCGCCACGATTGGCGACATATGTACGCGAATGGAGCGTGCACGCAACAGCGGATACAGGACTGCCAACTGGAGGTTACGCAACAGGCCGGCAGAGTGCTGGTTGACGTTCGGATCTTTCAGGACCAGGTTGGCGCTGGTGAGTTCTTCGATGTAGCGAGATTCCATCACCAGGCAACGGACGCGCGCTGCGGCGATGGCCGCTACGTTCTTCGCCGTGCGCTCCAGGAAGGTGGCGTAGGTCACGTCTTCCACAAACGGGCTATTCGCCCAGAGGTCTTGAGCGAGGTCGATACCGTAGTGGAGAGTTTCCGGGTAGGTGAACTCGAGCGGCTTACCGCCCTTCTCGATGTTACGGAAGTGGTCGAGAATCTCGTAGCCAATCACCTGGATTTTCAGATCACCTTCTTCATAGGTGATTTCGATCTTGTCGGCACTTGGGCGCGACAGACCCTGATACTTGCCCGGCGGGTGGGCGTAGAGGAACTGCACCAGATGGTGGTTCTTGATGCCGTAATCGGTCGAATGGACCGCGGCCTTGATCGGCATTACACCGCGGTTATTACAGGCTACGTAGATACCTTCAAATACAGGGAATGGGACGTTCATGCCTTACTCCGTTGCTTCGATTCGCTCGAAGGTGTAGTAGGTGTGGGACGGAGTCTGGAACTCCGGCGCTTTGGGGTTTGATTCTTTCACGTCACGCAGATGCTGCCGCACCCACTTATCTTGAGGGAGGCGGAAGTTCTTGATGACAGTATCGTACTTCGGTGCTGTCTTGTGGACCAGCGTCAGGAACACAGTACCGACGATGTCGAGGGCTTCTTCGTAGATGCTGGCGCCACCGACAAAGAAGATCCACTCGGTGTCGAACGTACGGGCCAGTTCCAGAGCTTCATCGACACTGGACACGCCATAGATTTCGTTCTCTGGATCATGCACCTCGGAAGCGTATTCCGGCGAGCGGGTGACGACGATACGCTTACGACCGACCATGACAGCCGGCATCGATTCGTGAGTACTACGCCCGGAGATGATGACGTTACCCGTGGTCAGGTCTTTGAACCGGGGAAGATCACCTTCGAGTTTCCATGGGATGGTGCCCTTGTAACCTATCTCGCCGTTTGCAGTAGCTGCGACGATCATGGCGAGTTTCCCTTTGACGGGATCAGCCATTTCCAGTTGGAATCGCGAAAGATCGAGAGACATAGGAATCCAAAATAAAAAAGTTGGCAGGGGGAAGAAGTCCCACGCTAGGACATAGCCTAGCGCGGGTATGTGAAACGTTACTCGAACACGAACCGGAAGGTGGCGTTCTCGAGGCTGATGGTGACGCCCTCACAAGGCTCGAAGACCTCGTTGTGCAGCTTAGGACCTACTTGGCTTTCCAAGGCCTCGTAGTCGATGTCGGTGATCTTCTGCACCAGCGCCGAGTCAGGGTAGTGACCAGGGTTGGCGTACAGGGTGATCGTCACGCCAGGCCAGAGCGTGTTGATTGCCGCCTTGATGCCGGAATGACGATTGGTGCTGAACGCCCACGGGCCGATGTCGACACTGATCTCGCGCGAAATCTCATCGACGTCAACGTTGACCACGTTTTCGTGCTTGGTGATGTCGTTGATGGTAGTCAGGCTGAACGTAGTGATGGCGTCGCTCAGTTCGACTTCCTTACCAGCGGCAGTCATCACCATGGTAGGCTTGCGCTTGAAGTCCATCTTCCGCAACACGGAGCTCAACGAGTCGACCGAGTGGTCCAAGACACTGGCGCCGAGTATACCAAACGGCGTCGAGAGCTCAAATCCGGTGAGTTCGCGGCGCGCAGAACCCAGAGCGCCGACACGGTCCGCAGTCTTGTAGGCGAGCCAGTCGGTATAGTCCAGCGCTTTGAGCAGCTCGATGGCCAGCAGGTTGATCTGCTTGTTCAGCAAGGCATGGTTGACGACAACGCCATGGCGAGAGGTGAACGAGAAGTCCTGCTCAACACGGAAGTAGAACTTACGAGTGAGTGGCTTGGTACCGTGGGTGAGGCTGACGTAGTGCGTAGGACGCAGATCAGCTGGAGAGCCGATAGCTGTCCATGCATGCAGGTCGATGAGGGTAATGGTACCCCAATCATGGATCTGCATTTCGCCTTCTTCAACCACGTATTTATCGCGCTCTTTGATCATGGCTTCTGCAGTCATGTTGTCAGTCTCAGGATTGATTTCGCGCAGCTTGGTGACTTCGCCACGCATTACGAGGCTGTAGAACTCAATGAGCGCTTCTGCCTTTTCGCCGACCAGGTCTTCGTACAACTTGTCGTCGAACACTTCACAGAAGTGACAATTGTCGGTTTCGAAGACTTTGATCGGGACGCCGTAGCGGTCCTTCTCGAGCTTACGCGTCGACGGCATTTCGAAGTCTGGGAACAGTTGACGGTAATTATCGCGCATCTCGTTACATCTGGCCTTGATGTGCGCGCGTGGATCGGCAACATCAGGAGTAACGCTGAGCTTGGTGTACTTACCGTCCACAATGGCTTTGAACACCTTTGGCCACCAGGCAGACCGCTGGCTGTCGATGAGACGCTCAGCGACTTCTTGAATGGCGCGTACCTCGAAGCTACCGTTCAAGTATTGGTAAACGACGAAGCGCTCGCCCGCTGGCAGTTCTTCGGGTTTGGCAACGGCGACATCTACGGTGTCGAGGGTCGGGTATTTAGCCAGGAATTCTTCGCGGGCAGTTTGTTTCTTTGCAGTCATTATACAGCTTCCTTGTCCATAGTTGGGATAATGCGGTGAGTTGGAGTGCGGTTGTTTTCGACAGCACAGTGCGCGTCGCCGAGCTCGAATTCATTCGTCGGCGGCTTGCAGCCGGGGTACATCAAGGCGTAACGCTCCTCGAACGTCAACTCCTCGGTATTGGTTCTGTCCTCAGGACAGAACACATAGCCGGGGTAGCGATTGTCGAGAAGATGTTTGGGGATGTAACGAACCATGCCTGCATCGCGCAAGATCTCCACGACCTTGTGCCCGGCTTTGCGGTTCTTGTGGAACATCTCAACCAGAGGGTCTTTCTTACCGCGATGCTCCCAGAACATCTTCATGCGGAAGAACAACTCACGGTCCATACCGCCAGCGCTGCCGATGCAGCCAGGGTGGTCAGTGGCCATGTAGTAAGGTTCGACATCAGGAGCCGCGTCCTCTTCCTCGTAGATGAACTCGAGGATGTACTCGATGAACTGAGCCACCGCCGGAGAGCGGATACGGCCTTCGCCACAATGGACGATGATCTCCTTACGAGACTCTGACGCTACCAACGCGAAGTCGATGATCGAGAGGATGTGCTCGTCGGTGATTTGACCTTCCGGCTTGACCTTCGACATGTTCATCGGATCGAACTTCAGCTGCAAGAGCTGAATGTGGTTAGCGTGGTAAACGGCTGGCGAGTCGTAACTACCGCGCAGGCCGATCAGTCGCGTCGGCTTAGTCAGCGCGACAGCAGCTTCCTTACTGATGAAATGAATCTTTGGCATGGGGTTTCCTTACTTGAAGAACGCTACGTAGGCTACGCAGCCGATGATGGAACCGAAGACCAGGATATCGCGAATGACCCTCCCGGCTTTCCTTTTGAATGTTGCCAATTGCTCGCGCTTCCTTTGCTGATGTAATTCCGCGAGGCCGTGTTGGAAGCCCTTACGGTAAGACCACATGGCTGCGTTCTTGAACACCCCATGGCGTGGCCTTCGTTTGAGCTTCCATTTACCAGATAGTGCGTCGCGTTTACCTTCCTCGTACCAGAGCTTGGCACGCTGAGAGTTCTTACTCATTCGCCGTAGACCAAATCGAATGTGATGATGCGATCGATTTCTTTGTGCGTGCTGACTGTCGGTTTTAGAAGTGACCGCATCGCCATACGCGCTTTGCCCGGTTCTGCGAACATGTCTTTGGCGATCTGACCTTTAGGTCCAGCAAACCGAAGTTGGCCGAGCAGGAAAGCTTGATCGTCTTCGTACCGCATATGCACGTTACGCACCAGAGCACAAATGTCATCCATCTCGATATTCTGAAATGCAATGATCGCATCTTCCGATGTGGCGTGCGCACGTCGAGTCGGTCCGCCTAAGGTGCAATAGAGTGTCCGCATTTTGTTGAGTCGGGCAATCTCCTTGTGGAGATTACTGTTGATCTCGTACGTGAAGCCGGTATGCGGGGACGGCGTATGGAAATTCCCGAGCAGCACTACGTAATACTCACCTTCCTTGTGGAGGTTGTTACGTTCCATTATCTCTCCAATCGTTCTAACGCATCAGCGTATTCGTTAAGTTCACGAACCTTCTTTATCAGTTCGCGACGTTCTCTGCTGTAATGGCTTAGATCCCTGAGGTCCACTTCAAACGCAGCAGCCCTTAGTCGTAGACTCTCAGGGTCCGAGCATTCGCCGTAGACCTTTGCGTAGACCCTAGCCCTTAACGCTGCTAGGGTCCTGGTCATTCGCCGCGAGAATGATTCGTTTCGATCATGCGATCGACAGGGATTGTCTTGACTTTGCCCTTACGGGCGATGTAGCGGACTTCACCGCCGGTAGCCTTGTCGTACTGGCGGGCCAACTGAACCGCCTTAGCCGCGCTGAGGCCGAGCATGTCCATGCCGCAACGAGCCACGTCAGCACCAGATCCAGCGAAGTACGGGAACTTGGTGATCTTCTTGACGGTGAACTTGTGCTTGATGCCCATCTTGAGTTCGAAGAAACTCTCCTTGGTGAGAACCAGCACGGTACCGGTGGGCAGAGTCTGATTTTCTGTCGTGGTGGCTTTCAGGAGTTCAATAGCCGCATCAAGATCCATCCCGGTGAATATGGCGTGGACGAGGCCTTGGGTGAGATTCACCGTACCGGCAGTGGCGACAGCGACGACACGTTCGCCTTGGAAGGACACCGCCTTCTTAGGTACTTGAAGCTTCTCAACGAACGACGCAGTTGCGTTGATCGATTCCTTACAATGGACGCAATGACGATCGCCCGAGCCCATGCCGCGGCTACGCTGAGAGTCGGCTGCCAGAGTGACGCCATCGAATACTACAGTCGTCATTAAACCATGCCCCCGTGATAGCTACCGGAATGAAAGCGCTTACTGATGCCGATACGACGCTCCAGCGCCGTTTCGTAACCTTTTGACTCAAGCGCTTGAGACGCCATGCCGAACGTCGAGTTCATGTTGATCTTGAGCTGCTGGATCTCAGCCCAACGGCGGATCTGCAGCAAGAAGTAGTTCTTGAGAACCGACGGCATCTTCTTGAGTTTGTTGCGGCCGAACTTGTCGATGCCTTTGTTACGACCGATGTAAATCTTGGACTTGCGCATTACTTAGCTCCCTTGCGTTTACCTACGAGTTCTGCTTTATTCCAGCATTGGCGATAGATGAGGGCCTGATCCCCACCTTCATCAAGACACTTGCGCATGGCGACCACAATGGCATCACTGCCTTCCATTCGCTGCGGTTTGTCTAACTGACCGTTAGAGGCGGCGATTATCGCCAGACCTGTCAAGACCAAACCTACAGCTACGATTAAAGCACCACGCATTTACCTTTCCCCAGGTTATGTTATCTCCATCCGATAATGTGGTATCTTATTAATTTACACAGCACAAAAAAAAAGAAAGCACCGACAGTACCTTTCGGTACTGTCGGCGTTCATTACAGCAGATCCTCGGCGAGCGTCGCCAGTAATGCTTCTGCCATGACGTAGTATTGACCAGCCATCAGCCACTGGGTTTCGCTATCCATGCCCGGTACACCGATCGTGATCTTATCTTCGGAGGCCGAGTAATGGATGTACAGCTTCGAGGTGCTGCCGAACCGCATGGTCATACTCCCGCTCGGGAAATGGACCAGCTGGACGGTGAAGAGAACCCGATGGCTTACTCGGAACGCTCTGACGCAGTTCTCTTTCTTCCATTCGAACTTGTGCTTCTTGAACAGTTCGAGGAAGTCGGCTTCCAGTTCTTCACGGGTGCGTACATCGATCGGGAGTACCTTCACTTACGCCCCTCCAGATCTCTCCAGGCCTTGTCGAGTTTTGCTAGATGCTTATCCAGCTCATCGAACTTCTTGTCTTCCCACAGCTTGGCCGCATCGCTACCGCGCTGGATGGCTTGACCTTTATAGCGGATTACGTTGACGTACATGGCTTTTCCTTAAGGACTTCCTACGAGATACCTGAACTGTTTGCAGCAGCGCAGGATCTCTTTGTGTTGGGGATGCTTCGGCTCCAGCTGTTCGAAGTACTGAGCTACTTTTACCTGGTAGATGCCCAGATCGATCGCCCGCTTACCGTCATCTGTCGCGATGTGGGCGGTGCGGAAAATCCTGGTGGCGATCAGGGCTTTGAAACCATCGGCGGTGAAGTCGAAGGTAGCCCCATCTTCTTCATCTCGACCATCGTAGAACAGGATCGTCAGCATGTCGTCTCCTTACAGAGTAAGTATCTTGAACCCCGCCATCTGAAGAGCTACAACCCAACCCGCAAGCATTACCGCAGGGTAGATCAAGCCCCAAGCTTTGATGTGATCGACGATCTCACCAAAACCGCTGAGATGGATTTCCCATTTGCGAATGTCTTTGATAGACGCGCATACGCCGGCGATTTTGAAAGTGATGATTGCACAAAGTACCAACGCCGACAGGGCGATGCTAAGGTCCACTTACTTCAACTCCAATTAACAAAAAGAAAGGCGGGGATTTCTCCCCGCCGATTTATGCCGCTTACGCGACTTTCGAATTGCCGTGCAGTTCGAACCACCGGTCAGTAGTTTCGGTGATGTGCTGATCGACCTTCGCACAGATGTCGGTGTGGTTAGGATCAACCACGAAACCGCCATCCATGAAGATCGGTTTCAGCAGACCAGACTTGACGTGGATCTCGGCGATCTTCATATCTTGCTCTTGGTTGAGCACGATACCTTCATCGCTGTCGATCAGCGCCAGCAGGCCTTTGGCCGACTTCTTCAGACCGTCACCGGTGGCTGGGTCTTTGTACAGCTCGACCATCTCACCATTGACCATGGTCGCGGTAGCCTTAACGGCAATGCCGAAGGTATCGCGAGTCAGGTAGTTGTAGGTGTAGGAGCCGACGCCGAACACGACGTTGCACGATGCGAAACCTTTGATCGCCAGACGACGGCAGATTTCTTCAGCGCGGTGTACGGTGATGGAATCGCCGTAGATCAGGCCGATGCGTTCGTGCAGAACTTTGTAGCCGCGTTCGGTTTCGGTACCGCCGAAGGTTTCCCACAGCAGCTCGATGGCACCCTTCTCTTGCGCCGACAGCTCGACCTGTTCGATCTTGTAGCCGTTGCGGTAAGTGCCCTTACCCATGACCATGACTTCGACACCGCGCAGCTCGAGCAGGTCATGCAGCTCACGATACGCTTTGAAGCGGACCGGGTCGGTGCAATCGGCGCTGATCGGGAACGGGTAGTCGAACAGGGCGGCGGAGCCCATCACGTCGGTCATCAGTTCGTCGTAGTAGCTGTGATCAACCGCAGGCAGATCGGCCTTGACCTGACTGATGGTGCGGGAGATCGCTTTACCGGCGATACTGGTGGCTTTGTGAATCTTGCCTTCCGGATCTTTGAAGTAGACGAACTCCGGCTTGTAGTTCACCATCTGAGCTTCGGCAGCAAGCTGGTCCAGGATTTCCACGCCGCAGATGATTTCTACAGGATCGCCCGAGTCAGGACGGATGACCAGCTTGGCCATGCCGTTCTCGTCAGGCAGACGAGCCAGGATCTCTTCCTTCAGCGAAGGCAGGACCGAGGTCAGTACGCCAAAGAAGTCGAAGCTGTCGCACACCAGGCCCAGCATGCCGGTCTTGAACTTGACGGTCAACATTTCCTTGATGAAGCCACGCTCTGCTTCCAGGCGCATGCCTTTCAGTTCAGAGAGCAGCTCTTCTTCGGTAGCGCCTTCGGCTCGACGAGCCTTGACCATCTGACGCAGCCGACTCAGGATGTTCGCGGTTGCCACCGAGTGCTCAGTCGCAGGAATGGTACCTGCGATCATCACCTTCTCGGCATCGCCGTTGTACATCTGCTCGATGTAGTCGATGGCCGGCATGGTATCACTGCCGGTGAACACGCGCAGGTGAGCCGCGCCGCAACGAGCGCCATCTTCCATACCCGACATGCCACGGTACGAGAAGTCGTGAGCCTGGAACTTGACGAAGTCGGTAGGCACGCCGGTGATCTTGGCCCACTTGGTCAGGACGCGACGGTACTCGAACGCAATGGTGCCGACGGTAACCTGTTTCCAGGTCATGTTCGACATGATGGTTTCGAGGAACTCGGCCAGCCAGAAGAACTCGGAGCCTTCATCGATGACATTACCGTTGCTGTCGTAGATGACGTACATAGGCACGCCAATCGGCAGACGGGTACCTTCTTCCACGCCCAGGATACGCAGCGGCAGGTGACCGATATCGTGCAGGTTGGCAAGGGACTTGGCCGATACCTTGTCTTTGCCGATGTAGGTGTCGCAGCGGCGCTTGAACTTGTAGAGCACGTCGGACTTCGGCTTGCTGAAGAAGCTCTCTTCCCACATGCTGACGATTTCATGCAGCGCGGCTACGTGACCGGTGACCAGGATCTTACGGTCCCACATCGAACTACAACTCGGCGATCGAGCGAAGATCTTGTCGCTACGCGCGGTGCTGTTGGCGTAGAGGAACGACGAACCGTCGGGATACATCGGACCATGGCCTTGTTTGTAGCCATCGGTACCGGTAGGGCCGAACATCTTGAAAGCTTTGAACAGTTTCTTGAGAGACATGTTACGTCCTTGCTTGCGGGTGGGTGTTTAAACTTCGAGCCAGTGGTAGCCTTCGCGCACTTCGCCGTCAGGGCAGAGCGGGCCACGTCCTTTACCGTGGAACGAGTTGGTGCTGTAGATCGCATCGAAATACTTCGGCATTTCGTCGTAGCCGTGGCTGAAGATGCCGTGGGTTACGAACAGCGACATGTACTTAGCGCCTTTCTCACGCAGCTTCTTGGAAAGCTCCATGAAGGTACGGCCGCCATCACAGATGTCGTCGAAGATGATGACATTCTTGCCATCAACATCACCGTAGATCTCGGTGTGGGAGATCTTGCCGGTAGCTGGGTCACGGTGCTTACTGGCCACGATGACTTCAGACGCCTTGAGCTCTTTGGCGTACTGGTAGGTCTTCTTGAGCGCACCGGCATCAGGAGCGATCAACACCAGACCTTCGGGCAGGTGGAGCTTACCGATGTACTCCAGGGCGCTGACGTTGACACAGTTGTTGATACCGGTCATGGCGCCTTCGGAGTGAGCGTCCACGATGGTCACGGTTTCCGCATTGATCGAATTGATCATCTGCCCAACCACTGCCAGCGACAGAGCCTCGCCTTCGTTGCAGACGCGGTCCTGACGAGCGTACGGCAGGTACGGGATGAACAGACGTACTGCACAGCCCGGCCAGCGGCGACGCACAGCGTCAGCGGTGAGCATGAGACCGATCAGCAGGTCGGAGCTGCTGAGGTGGGCTACGATGGTCACGTCAGGACGGATCATCGGTGCATCGCATGGATCGAGTTTGACATCGATCTCACCGCCCGGGAACTTGCCAATCTTGACAGCGATGTCGCGGGACATTACGCCAGTGGCGAAGTTCATGGTGGCAATTACTTTGATCATTACTTTACTCCAAAGTGTTCCATCAGCATGTTCAGGTACAGTAGTTTGTGGGCTTTGATTTTACGGATGAACGCGAGTCGCTTCTGCTCGTCATGACAGACATCACCCTTCGCATTACCGCATTCGAAACACACGACTTCTAAATTGTTCATGTCGAGCAGGAAGCCGTACCGTTTCGCCCGGCGACGAAGGATTCTCAAGTCAGCATTGTGTTCTTCGGCGATACGTCTGCCGCGACGGAGAACCCACCAGCATGCCAGGAAACTCCCGGCAAGAAGGCCTATGACAAAGGCCCCGATTACGAGGAGTGTTCCCAGCATGATTACTTTCCTTATACAGCGACAGGGATGTCCATGAACGGACCGTGGGTATAGCCGGTGATCTCAACATCGCTGAACTTGATGTCGTCGATGTTGTCGAACTTACCGTTGATGACCATGCGGGCATCGAAGTCACCGTCGGAGTCGCGCCAGATCAGCTCTTTGATCGCATCGACCTGGTTGAGGTAGATGTGAGCATTGACGCCGACCGTTACGAGTTCCATCGGAGCGTGGTTGGTGACGTGAGCTACCATGTGCAGCAGGTAGGCGTACTGAGCTACGTTGAACACGGCTCCCAGCGGCAGGTCGCTGGAACGCAACAGGACGAAGCAGTTCAGGCCACGACGCGGAATGTCTTGCTTGTCGAGATATTCATCGACGCTACCAGCACCGCCTTGGGGAAGCTCGACGTCATCGCGATGTTTGTACTTCAGCAGCTTCACGCGTTGCGCCATGGTGAGCACTTGCGAGGTGAACTGGAAGTACAGGTGACATGGAGGAAGCGCTGCCTGCCAGGTACGGCCGGGGTTGTGAGCAGTCACGATGATCCGACGGTCATCCGGGTTGGTGCGTAGCGTATCGATACAGTTCTGCAACTGGTCGATGCTGCGGTGCATGACCGAGTGACCGAGAGTGGTGAACTCTGGCTGAATCTCGCCCCACTTCAAGTAGCCCTGCTTGATGTAGTCGGAGAAGCTAGGGACGGCATTGTCAGCATTGGACACTACTTGCCAATCCTGCCATTTGCGCCACTGTGCGCCGTAACCACCCGCACCGATGTCAGCTTCAAGCAGAGGCCACGCATTGATGCCGAAGAAGTCCAGCAGTTTCTCTACCCGTTCCACTTGGGCGTTGTTGAGGATATCGTCCTCGAACTTGCCGTTGCGGAACACGACCACCGGGACGGTCTTGGTTTCAGCAGGATCGTCCTCACCCATCATGATAGCGCCAATGATTCGGCTCCATTCATGTTCGCGGTTCTTCGACAGGCGCGCCAACCGACGCTTGAGCGACAGGCGCTTCGGCACGTTACGGCGGCGTGGGATGCCGCTGTAGTCGAGGATGTGGTTGAAACCGTCGACCTGGTCGCGATCGAACCCGAAGTTACTGGCGATGTTCGGATGCTTGAAGTCCAGGTACTCGTACGGCTCACGACCACCGCCCGGATGGAACCCATGGAGGAACGGCACCACCATGTAGACCTTCCCCGTCTGTATAGCCAGCTCGATACGTTCTTGGGTGGTGAGTGTGTCGCCTTCCACAGCGTCCCAGAACTCGTACACGCGAGCTACGCCAAACTGGTCAAGGAACTTGTGGATCTCATGGATGTCAGCATCGGCCAGATTGGAGTAAGTCACCTGCTTCGAGCTTCGCCCGGGCAGCAGCGAAAGTCTTTCGGGACCACCAATGCCGCTGATCTCGATGCGACGTTCGATGAACTTCTGGATCGCCTCGGTATTTTCGAGGGTGGTGCACGACAGGTCGATACGCTGCTGGCAAGTGCGGCGCCTGATGCGCGGCTCATCGTACTTGTCGGTGCCCTTGATGAACCAGCTGTCCCAGATACCTACCTTGTTGTCGCGCAGGTACTTGATGTTGGTGTTACCGGAGACGAACCAATGCATCTCGTGCTGGAACTTCTCAGGTAGGATACCGCGCAGGCTGATGATCGGCATCTGACCGAACTGGCAGTCAAAGCGCATGACCGCTGCGTGAGTGGCGTAGGTACCCACCCCGGTGCGGTCCTCTTGGAACCAGCCGTGATCGAGGCAATGGCGATACTTGTCGACGAACTGAGCATCAACAAGGTTGTGGATTACTGGATCGGACATCAGTTTGCTCCCAATGGTCTTCTATCTAATTAGCCGGTTTTGTATGTTTTGATTTGAACAATCGCTCATGAGCCGCCATGGCCGCAATGCAACCAAATGACCCACCTATTCCAGAGGTCAGTAAGATTACCCAGCCGCCCATGACGATGAACGATACACTAGCCACAGCACACGTCGTTACCAGCCACGATGTCAACCAAGCCGACCAGTAATGGCCTGCCATGATGTTTCGCGACTGGAAGGCTTTGAGGAAGGCCTCAGTAAACGTGGTGAGCATGCTGCCAAGATACAGGATCGCCATTGCGATGTGGTGATAGTCTTCCTTGGTGAGTGCGTCCAGGAAAGGGAAGATGGCGAGAACATTATCCCGCCACCAGCCTTGCTGTAGCAGACCGAGCAGACCTGATTCCAGGAATGTGGTCATCGTACTCATCAGCGGATCACCACCGCCGACGACTGTTTAGGCTCATCACCAGGACCCCAAGCCGAACGGATGTTGCGATTATCGGCACTTCCGTACATCACCGACTTGAAGTCAAGCCCGAAGCGGGCAGCGTCAATGAACCAGACGCGCTTCAGTTCCACATTAGGGTCTTGTACGCTGTAGACCACTTCTTCGGCAATAAGCTTACTGAAGCGAACAACATCAAGAACTGCGAATTCACGTTTGTCCCAGTCGATATCTGGAGCGAACTTGAAGAAGATCGCCCAGTCTTTCTCGCCCTTGTCGGTCTTCATGCGGATGTGCAGATAGCCGTCAGCATCAGGGAGTTTCACGAGGTCTTTTTCGTTACTGACGCAGATGCTCATGCCCGGGAAGAGATGGATAGGTTCAGCGAAATACGAATCCTCCCACGGTACCTGAGTGAAGTCATCGGAGGTCCAATCATTCATTGGGGACAGCATTGCTTCGTTGGCCATTTTTTTCTATTTCCTTACATTGAGGGACATAAAGCCCCGCCATTGCTGGCGGGGCGTGGATCAACCTACCACCGGCGCAAGGTCTGCGCTGATGATGAACTGCGACCAGTTTTCGTAAACGTCGATGGTATCATCCAGCTCAAAGCCGGTTTGCCATTTGACGTCTTCGATTGCATCTTCTTCGCCCGAAGTGACTTCAAGTACTGGCTGTACTTCAACATCGAAGTACACACCGAGGTGAGTCTTGCCGACGTCGTCCGTGGTGTCATAGATGAAACCTCGCGCTTCCACGCAGAAGTATTCAGGATCATCGGCAATGGTTACGAACTTGCCAAGACCTGGGTGGTAGAACCGCAGCTCTTCGTCTACCTCACGGATGAACGAAGCGCGCAGCGTCTGGTAGGCGTAGATCACGCCTTTCGGGCTACGGACGTAGTCGATGGAATCGACATGACCTGCAAACCCTACCGAACGCTTGCCGGACAGACGCACTTCACCGTTGTTCTGGTCAGGGCGCTTGTACGACAGGGTGGACTTCTTATTACCTTCACCTGGCCACTTCGACACGGTGCCGTAGGGGATGAAGTGCAGCTCCGTACGAGACGCTTCCATCCGCTTACGGGTACGCGAGACGATGTCCCAGCGTGCGTCGTGGCAGAACTTCTCGACGTCTTGCTTGATCACGCCCTGGCGCGGAGTGTTCAGCAGGACGATTGCCTGCATGATCTCCAGGCCGAAGATGCTCTCAAGCTGCTTCTCGTACTTGTATTCTTCGTTGATCGGCGACATGTTTATTCACCCTTCTCGTCAGCGACGAAACCACGGCTGCGCGGCAGCATGAATTCAGCGATAGATTGGACCGTGTCGTACGGACGCTGATCGTTGGCATCGATGACGACGTGCAGTTCGATACGACCATCGTTCAAGGTTCTGATCGATACCGAGCGGTCGATGCCTTCCAGACGCTGGAGAGGATGTTCGTCGATAGGTGTCGAGATCGCAGCGCAGCCGCGAACAGCTTCGCCGATGCGAGCCGGGATGATGGCGTCAAGGCTGCGCGACGGCTCCGGGAGATCGAACCAACGTTCAGCCGGGTAGCGGCTACCTTTACGAAGATGGTGGGTGCCGAAGTTGGTTGCGAAGTTGTCGACCACGACCATGACATCGACGAGGACATCAGGTTTGTTGGTCATTGCCATCAGCATGTTGCGGATGACATTCGCGCTGACTTCGGTATTCAGCGAATACAGTTGTGCGGTATTCCAGGTGGTCTCGACCCAGAATGGCACAACGGCGTTCATGAAGTTCAGGCCTTCGGTGTACTCGACGAATAGATGGCCAGCAGGCGCACCTTCCTGAATCGCAGTACCGACCTGAGGAGCAATGATGAAGCCTGGGAGGACTTCAACACCGCCGGCAAGCCAGAGGTCAGGGCAGTTTTCGGTCGGGATCGGCTTAACCGGATCCATTGCACGGCCTGGCTCGATATCTGCGTGAGCACCTTCGGCCATCAACGAGTCGATGGTCATGGTCGGACGCTTGCGCAGATCACGATCGATCTCACCCAGGGTTGGGAGGATCTGTGCGAACACTTGCTCGACGTCGACGTTAGCGTCAATGACGCGATAACGATCAGGCTCGCTGAGAGCGAGGTCCAGATAAGCCTGCTCGGCGCGGGCGTAGTAATCGGAACCCTTGAGCTCCATCGCATCGCGAGTGGAACCTTCAGCGCGCTGGAGTTTGGTGTTCACATCAGCGGTCAGCAGGAAGGTCATGTCAGGAACGACCTCACCCACGACATGTTTGTCGAGCATGTTGATCAGTTCGACAGGCGCACCGCCGCCGGCGATCTGGTAGGCATAGCTCGAATCGACATAGCGATCGGTAATGACGATCCAGCCGTCAGCCAGCAGCGGCTTGATGAGCTGGTTGATGTGAATGTCGCGTGCTGCGAAGAACAACAGGAGCTCGGCGATGTCGGAAATCTCCTGCCCGTCCTTCCTTTCGGCAAAAAGAAATTCACGCAGCTTTTCCCCTGCTGGGGTCCCACCTGGCTCGCGAGTGTAGTGCACTCGGAAACCAGCATCTTCGTAAAACTTGCCAATCTTGGCGCGTTGAGTACTCTTGCCTACCTTGTCGGTACCTTCAAGAGCAATCAGATAACCTTTCTGTTGAGTCATTGGTTACAGCCTCCGGTTGTACTACATGATAACCGGAGGCTGTAATCTTTTACTTAACGAGGAACGGCATCAGATCGCCGATTGGATTTTCGCCACCGCCTGCGTGGCCGGTGACGACTGCCATCAGCTTACCGCTCTTCTTATCAATGGTCAGCTTCTGGAGGATCAGCGGCTGGCCGCGGTATTCGCCTTTACGCATCGTTACCACCATGCCTGGAATCGGGCTCCACGCATCAGTAACGTCGATCACTGGGGTCGGTCCGGTTTCATCAACCAGATCGCCTTCAATCAGGGATCGTTCCAGACGTGCGATGATTTCAGAGTTCATCGAACGGTGATGTTCACGAGCTACTTCTGCGATACGCTCACGCATGCCATCAGGCAGACGAACAACGAATTTGTCAGCAGTGCGGGAGGAGTATACAGCTTGTTTCATTGGACGCATTTACAACTTCCTTTTAAGATAATGACCTTCACGGTCGGTATGGTATTGCAGGTCTACAATGTGTGACCGTAGTTAATTTAACTGCATAAAGCCCCGGTGTCAACCGGGGCGTTATGTTTATTTGACGGAGGCCGAGATCAACTTGTCGAGCGCTTTGAGCGTTCTGACGAGCTGGTCGATCATTGGCTGGTCGTAATAGTAGTTGACGGGGTCGTAGGAGTTATCCACCAACTCAGTCACCGAGTAGAACGCGTTCTCGTTCTTCTCGTTCTTCTCGAACTTACCGTTGCGAGCAGCCCATTTGAAATCGTCCATCACGTCGGTGTACCACCACTCATGACGACCGTACTGATCGTCAAGGATACCAAGGATCCTGAACATGAGCTTACCGGCTTTCTCCACACCGTTGACGGTAAGGGCTGGCCAGTAGCTTGGGCTGTTCTGAGGCTCTTGTACGATGGAGTGGTAGATGTCGCGTTTGACTTCGATCTTGAAGTTACCGAGTGTACCGCGCGGCACTTTCAGCGCATTCATTGGTCCTGCGATCTTGGCTTGCTCAGCCAGGAGCTTGACCTTTGCTTCGGTGTAGTCATCGGCTTTGAGGAATTCACCCCAGAGCGTTTCCATCTTGCCCATGTACTTGGTCATTTCCCGACTGTAATCGATCAGGAACTTCTCGATCTCGTTGACGCCTTTCTCGATGCCGTCGAGCAGGTTCTGAGGCCAAGGCTTCAGGCGTAGCAGAGGACCAATGTCACCGAACGGGATCATGGCGTCGGTCACTTCGATCTGCGACAGCCATTCCTTGTTCGTGTAGGTGCCCTGCACCGTCTTCTCAGCTTTCTGGATGAAGGTCCACTTCGATTCGTAGATCTCGTTGCTGTCTTCATCTTTCTTCTTCGTGCCGCTGAAGAAGTTGGTCAAGCCGACCACGATATCCCACAGCAGGCCTTTAGCCTCCATGGATTCATCGCCCTTCTTGTCATCTTTCTTTTTGTCGCTCTTCTTTTCTTTCTTATCCTTCTTGTCGTCGTCTTCTGCTTTCTCCGGCAGATTCTCGTACCACTTAGGATCTTCCTTGCGTTTCTTCTTATCTTCGGCGTGCCACTCCCTGGCTTGTTCCTGGTTTATGTGGCGGGCCTCAGCGAAGTCCTTGTTGTAAGACGCGATCTCGAAAAGCTTGTACTGGGCCTTACTTTTGCTGGGCATACTTGCCACTCCGCTGACAAAAAAAAAGAAAGGAATGAGGCGGCTGGGCCGCCTCTGACATATCCTTACTCGGCGCGTATGCAGCAGCCGATTGCGGTGTAGCCATAGACCATGAAGGTCGAGTATACGGTGGCCCAGATGCTCCACGACATACCGAAGTAGTTGTAGGCGATCAAGAACAGCCCCAAACTCACGACGTCGATGCTGGCGGACCATTTACCCAGCGCACGGTGGTAGCTGACCAAGTAACGCGCACCTTCCCTGAAACCAATCCCGTAGATCAGGATGCCGACACTGAAAGTGGCGCCGCCGACGGTAAGTATAGCGATAACGATGTCGATGAAGTTAAGCATTGGTTGACCTCCTCGGTCGATGGTTGAATCGAGTTACATGTACCCGCGTTTGTGGAGTTGGGAGATTACGATGTTGGCTACAACCACTACGGTTACGCCTACAGCTACACTGCGAAGAAAGTTAGCCATGATGTTACTCCTCGGTTAGGGACAAAAGACAGCGCATGTCTATGCTGGTAATGTGTGCCTTGGGAAATTTAGAGTGCGATTCGCTGCGCACGCGCATACAGCAAGCGCGGCCAGATCGCACTCTTCTTTATGCCGTCCACAGTGGAGAGGTGTTGATAGATCTCTTCCAATTGATCGGCGCGGTTATCTCCGTAGAGCGGAGATGGCTTGTCATGACACTGGGCGAATGCGCACCAGTCACGATACTTCAGATCGTCGATGATAGTGACGATCCTCACGTAGTGGTGCTTGCCGTCCACGGTCTTGCGCAGCATGGCTTGTTCAGCCAGATCCGCTTTGCGCAGCAGTGTGTAGTGCAGGCACTTCTGCCCATGGAACTCGTAGTGCTCAGGGAAGAACACTCGACCTTCAGCATCGTGGGTTACCTTTACTTGACCTTCCATGTTCATTCTCCTTGCACCGATGCAAAAGCGGCGCGAGCGGCCTGGGCGTTGCCAGATTCGTTGAAGAAGTTGTTGGCAGTCATGCTAGCGAACAGTGCGCCAATCATGATACCAGTCAGGGCCAGCTTAAAAGGTTTGTATTTCATGTTGACCTCCGCGGTCGTTGTATGTTCGGGTTAGGGTAGTCACTATTGACTACCCTTCCTAGGTTTAGCGTGTGATCGAATCTACGGCATTGCTCAGCATTTCGCGAGCTACCATCGGGGTGATGTGTTCAACATCGACGATGGTCTCGAGAGTCCACAACCAGATGATGTCATCCACCTCGTGCGGCATCTCGGTACGGTGCACGTTCAGCAGGGTGTTCTTAGCCACTGGGATGGTTACTTCCTCAGTGACTCGCTCCATGCCGAGGTTCATGCACCAGCGTTTGTACAGATCTTTCATCCGACGCTCGCCGGCTTCATCCGCGACGATGAAGCTGACGTAGAACCGGACCTTACCTTCTTCTGGCGCGCCGATGCTGCTGGCGAGCGTGGCGACGGTTGGGATCTTGTTGATCTTTCGGCAGATGCTGTGCATGCCGTGATCAAGTTCCGTCGGGTGTACCTTGCTAAAGCGGGCCTTCGCTTTAGCCACTTCTTTTTCACTGGCGTAAAACATGGCGGACCTCCGAGGTCTCAAGGTGTGCTATCGCGCTGACTATGTGTGACTGAAAACTTTTTAGATGCGATAAGATGCGGCATAAGCGGGCGGTTTCCCGCCCGCCGTCTATGCCGTTACCAGTCGTACACGTAGAGCGTATCGGTAACGTTGTTATCACCGAACCGTGCTTCGATCAAAGGCCTGACCTCGGTCCTGTAATCCAACGTCCCCGTCGTTTCGCCACATCCGATCCTCGGGATATGACACTCCGTGATTAGATTCTGCTCCATGTACTTATCGAGCCGCGCCAGCGTTACCTTGATGAGATCAGGAACGGATGGATCAGGCCAATGGTACTTGGTAGGAAGGAACGCTAAGGTGAATGCATCAACCTCGTAAGTTACGAGTTCGCCCGTTGCGATCCGGCCTCGTCTACATGCCTTGACGTAGTGCTCGTGAGCTTTCTTCCAGCGCTCCCGCATGTAACAGGCAAGGCCTTTACCAGCCACGCCTACGGTGTTTACCGGAATGCCTACGAGCGAGCCTTTAGGGGCCAGCTTCAGCATGTCTCCTTTTATATCGACAAGCATAGTCCTACCTCAGAATATCGCGCATCTCTAGAAGGACCTCTCTACCGTGCATGCTCTCGTAATACTCCAGTAGACCCGGAGATCCGTGGACCTGCAACATCTCCGTAGGTCTGGTTTCCATCTTCTTCAGCAGAGAGTCGTAGTCGCCATGAGCACTGGTGACGTCCTTGGCTGCATTCTTCGACATCCCAGGAATCCCTAGTGCATAGAGATGATCGGAAAACTCGATGGCGTGAGGGTCGTCGAGCATGGTCATCCAGTCCAGTGCATCGCGCATCGACATACCCACCTCGACCAAATGATGACCGCGCAGGGAATAGAGATCAGGGATGCCGCGCACCAACCCTTTGTCGTAAAGGGCCTTCACGGTTACTTGCTCGAGGGGAGCTTTCATCAGGTCGAGGTATCGCACGATCCTAGGGATTATCTGGTCACGGCAACTGTGAGACTTGGTGCACTTAAGAGAGGTCTTCCGAGGATAGGTCAGCAGTGCGCTGTTACACGACGGGCATTTGTCAGGTATGGCGGTTGGATGAGCATCGACTGGACGTTCGCATTTAATGACCGAAGTGATCTCACCGAACTTGTCGACCTCGATAGTGTCGCCTACCAATACCGCGTGATAACTGAGCAGGTGAACGTTACGCAGAACCACCTGACCTTTATCGTCGAGGACGATCACCGGCTTCACGTCACCAGTGCTCGCGGTCATGAACACGATGTCCGTGACCACGGCGCGTTTACCGTTTAGCATTGTCTACCGCCCTTTGCATTAGTACCGAGCTGACGAAGTGATCGACTCGGTTAAATACATCTTCGTAATAGAGGTTGTACACCGGGATGAAATGCTCTACGGCAATCCGCACGGCAGTCGCCGTACCGCCTTTCACCCGACCTTGTTTACCGGACGGGATAGCCCAGGTGAGCACAAAGTCCACGTTGCTGCAAAGATCGTCTCCTAGGACCTGGTACGGGTTCCTGGAATGCAGCATGATCCCCTTCTCATAGAGGCCGTGCCAACTACCGCGCGCTAGCTCCGCAATGATCTTTGCTATGTCGTAGTTCTCAAACTTAGTAGCGTCGTAAAAACCGTTAGCTGGATCATGATGGAGATCAGCCATTCCATCCCATGCGAGATAGATGCGGTTCTTTGACTTATCGGAAGCTTTGTGGCCGTAAGCGCCCTTTAGCGCTGCGTAGTCCATCCCTTTAGGACAGCCTCCTGAATAAATGGCATAGCCTAGCTCTACGAGGATGTTTGTGAACCTCTTAGCGAGCAGGCATACATTGTCTGGGGTTTCCCTCGAGCCGATGACGGCAACTCGTTTGGTAGCCACATTGCCTCCAAAAGATCCTATGGGAGTGGGTCTGTTTGCTACGATCCACCGTTTCTATAATAGCTGTGGCGAGCGTGTAAAATGACAGGTATTTTGAAGCAGCTATCGGCCAGTTGTATCGCTAATGTTGCCACGGATAACTACGAGGCCGAGGCTGCAAAGATCCTCCATCTGAACGACCAGATCGATCGAGCGACTCAGGCTCTCAACATCGTCAGCGGGTACGATCGTAAACTCGCCGATGGTTGGTTACCAACCACTCAGTTCGACCGCAGCAACTACCAGCAAAGCATGGAGAGCGCAAGTGCGCTCACTTATGACTTCATGCAGCTGGACGTCGGTTACAGCACTGAGGCCTCTGAAAAGTCTCCGGGTATGCTCAAGCGTATCTGGGAATGGATCAAAGCGGCCGTTTCCAACTTGATGAAGATGATTCGCAAGTTCATGGGGCTGCAGAAGACCAAGCTCATCCGCGTTGAGGCCGACCTCAAGAAGATGCTGGAAGCCATCGGTCGTATCGCAAAGGATAAAGCCGAGCCATTCTCCGATAGTCGCCGTCCTAACGACCCGTACGTGATCAACGCCAGTGGCGCGTTTGTTGGTACGGGGAACATTCGTTCAGGTCTGGACGCTTGTGCCAAAGCCACCAATACCATCGTCAGTAACATCGAGAAGTTGGTGAACTTCGACGCGACATCGGTAACTCCGGTCAAGAACAAAGTCGAGACCGGCGGTATGATCCGGAGCAAGTTAGGCCTTGAGTACAAATTCAATCTAATCGGCGAAATGAAGCTCGACATCGGCATCGCGACCGTTAACGTTGAGGGCCGTTCCGGTATGAAGCACCACACTTATACCGGCGCTGTACTCGCAGCCTCTGCCATGAAAGAGGCCTGCCAAACTTCCCTCAAAGCCATCGATGAACTAAGCAGTGGCGAAGCCGCTGCCGTCAAGTCGCTGAATAAGTTCGATCAGCGGATCGAGGCTATTCGTAAGAAGAATTACGAAGCGCTGGGCAATCGCCACTACGATGCCATGAAGCAGAAGATGGAAGCAAACCGCCGGGGACCTCAGGTCGATTACGACAAGCTGGAACAAGACGCCAACGTATTCAACGCCTTGACCACCATGATCGACTCTCACTGCCGTGCGATCAGTCAGACCTACTTCGCTGGGCTGACTTACCTCGGTTCGATCAAGCATTTCGTGCGCGCGAACCTCGAACAATATCGAGAGCTAGCCGAGTAACCAAATTCTATAGCCATCCATTCCCCTGATCAGGAAGTGAAACATGAGCATCTTCAAGCAACTGGCTGGCGCCTCGATGGAAAGCCTCGCACCGAGCGAGGAAGTCATCGCAGCCCAAGCCCAAGCCGCAGCAGCCGAAGAAGAGCGTGAAGTAATCACCCTCTCCGACGAAATCGACTCCGACATCGAAGTTATCGGTGCCATCGGTAACGACATCGAAAAATCCGCCGACGAAGTGTCCAAGGCTTCCGTAGCCTCCGGCGCTATCGAGAATCTGGTTGACCAGACCATCGAAACCTACGGCGAAGACGGCATCACCGAACAAGGTGCAGCCATCCTGCAATCCTCGATGGAATCGGTGCTCAAGGCTGCTGGCCTCGACATCCCGGTGTCCATGCTCGTCCCATCGTTCGAAAGCGGTATGACTCGTACCGACTACTCGACCGAAGCCGAAGAGAAGAAGGGCGGCGTCATCAGCCGCATCCTGAAGTGGCTGGCTGACGCCTACCACGCTGTGATCGACGGCATCAGCAACTTCTTCACCCGCTTCTTCGTTACTGCTGGTCGTGTCCAGAAGTACGTCGACAAGGTCAAAGACAAAGTCAACGCCCAGAAGGGTGATGGCGGCGCTGGTGAGATCAGCCTGGGTGGCGAGATCCTCTTCATCGATGGCGGCAACCCTTCGGCCAGCCTGAACAAGAACGTTCAGGTCTTCCAGAAGTTCGTTCAGCGCTGGACCAGCACCTTCGGCCCTATCGCCGATATCAAGGTCGGTGGTCTGCAGGAAACCTTCAGCTCCGCTACCAACGCGATGAGCGGCATGATGGAATCCGGCGTTACCCACCTCAAGGGTCTCGAGATCGTTCCTGGCTATTCGGTCGAGGTGTCGAAAGGCGCCAACAACGAGTTCCCGATGATCGGCGCCAAGCTGAAAGTCGAAGGTAAGGAAAAGCCGAAGGACACCAAAGTCCGTGGCGTTTCGCTGTCTGATTGCAAGTCCGGTATCGAGGTGTGCGACAAGGCACTGAAAGTCCTGGATGGCATGAAGACCAAGGTCGATGAATGGCTGAAAGATGCCAAGCGTCTGCAGAAGTGGGCGTCCTCGAATGCCTTCAACCAAAGCATGCTGGCCAAGGTTGAGGATAACGTTCACATGAAGGCTCAGCAGCTTCGTCACCGCGACATGCTGAAGTCCGTCGTCGGCGCTTCGCAGGTCATGGCTCAAGGCTGGGCACAGGCAGCTCCTCTGTTCCTGCGCTCCGTCAAGGCGCACGCCGCCTGGGTTGACCGCAGCTGCCGTGGTTCGGCTGGTCAGGACAAAGATGCTCCTGAGCTGAAGACCATCAAGCCTGATGACAACAAGGCCATCGGCTACGACGCTACCGGCAAGAAGAGCACCTCCTACGGCAACGGTAAGGAGCCTGAGAAAGAAGGCACCACTTACCAGAAACGAAAGTAAGGGGATGGTGAATGGGCGCCTCGCTGCTTAAGCAATTGTCGGCAGTGTCGGCGCCACACAAACCTCAAGTTGATCACAGCCTCGAGAGCGCTATCGTCGAGGCTGCTGCCACCGCGGACGGCAATATCGAAAGTTTGTCTGATATTGCCGCTACGGTTAATCAACATGTCGGGGAGATCTCGACTGGGATTTGCGTGGCGGACAGTCTGACCGACGTAGTCGACAACACCATCGCTATTTATGGCGAAGGCGGTATCGACGAACAGGGTGCTGAGCTTCTCAGGATCTCTGTGGAATCCATCCTCAAGGTAGGTGGTATAAACATCCCTGCCGAGATGGTCGCTCCTTCCTTCGAATCTGTGACCGGTAATTACTCCGCCGAAGTGGCAACCCAGAAGGGTAATGTCATTTCCAGGATCATGACCTGGCTGCACGCTGCTCTGCAATCGATCAGCGAATCGATGAAGTCCTTCTGGCTACGCCTCACCAACAGCAGTAAGTCGGTGGAGGAGTACGCTAAGAAGGTCGCCGAGAGAGTCAAGGCCGTGGATGGCGAGTTGAAGGATCCTGCTGCTACCATCAACGTAGGTGCTGATGCGCTCTGGTTGACTGGTCGTAGCGATCATATCTCCAAGCCAGATCGCCATGTCGTGGAAACAGTGGCACGCTTCGAAGACTTCGTCGTCGAATGGCGTAACCTGTGGGGTAGCATCATCGACTTCCAGTTCCCGTCGCCGTTGAGCGATCCGAAGAACATGGAGGTGTTGAACAAGAAGCTGCATGATCTTGCCGTCTCCACCGTGAAGGGTACCAAGCCTGTCAAGATCGACATCACCGTGGGTCATGCTATCGACCTCAAGCCAGGTGCTGGCGAAGTCCCGATGCTGACTGCGACCACTAAGGTGGTTGTCAACGTGACGGTCAAAGACAAGACCGCTCCTGTGCTCACCAAGGATGAGATGAAACACGGTATCGATACCGTGCTCGAAGCCTTCGGTGTGCTGAAGAAGCTGGAGAAGGACATGGACAAAGTGGGTCAGACCACTCTGCGTGTCTCCCGGCTGACCAAGAGCGTCTCGGTCAAAGACACCGGTGTCGAGATCAAAGAGAGTGAGCTGCGTCAAACGCTGAAGGCTCTCTCCAAGGCTTGCGGCTTCGCCTCTTGGGGCTGGACCAACGCCGTACCGTATTACCTCAAAACCCTCAAGGCTTGTGTCAAGTACATTGACGCATCGGCCAGCCGTTACTCTTGATAGAGGATTCACCCAATGTTCGTTCATGACGACGCACTGCAACAAGCCGCGGCCCAGGCGCAACTGGAAGAGAACCCGACCGCTCTGGTCGAGTGCATGGTCGAAGAAGCAGCCGGTGAGCTGAACAACGCCGTGATCGCCGCTGACGCTTCCGGTCAGGAAGTGGTCAAGATCGCTGAAGTGACCGAATCGCTCGAGTCCTTCATCCACGGCATCTTCGAGCAGGTTCCTGCTGCCGAGTGGAACGCCAAGGTTGCCCGTCAGTACCAGGTAGGTGTTGGCTCTATCTTCGCTGCCGCTGGCGTTCCGATGGATTCGCGGATCTACTCCGCCTCCTTCGAAGATGCTGGTAAAGAGCAGACCAACGAAGAGAACCGCGCCGAGTCCGAGACCAAGGGCAAGAACATCGTCAAGCGCATGTGGGAAGCCTTCCTGAAAGCCCTGGCGTCGCTGGCTAGCAACATCATGCTGTTCGCCGGTAAAGTCGGTAAGAGCGCCCTGGCCTGCCGTAAGGCCGGCGAGAACCTGTGGGCTCGTGCCAAGAAAGCCAAGGGCACTCCAAAGAAGGATACCTTCGACGGGGCTCCGGCTTGGGGCAAGTACCTGTACAAGAACGGCAGTCAGGGCAAGCCGGCCGCTGCTGTTGCTTCGGCGACCTACGAGCTGATGCACGTAGCCGTTCCGACCATCGACGCTTACTCCAAGATGGCCGAAGTCTTCTCCAAGGCCGTTGCCGAAGGCGATGTGCTCGACGACGACAAGTTCTCGAAAGACCTGAAGGACATCGCCGATGAAGGTGGTGATCTCTTCGGTGGTCAGAAGCTCGAGATCGAAGTCTCCGAAGACAAGCTGGTCCCTGGTATCAAAGCCAAGATCACCAAGACTGCTCCGGCCGTCAAGGACATCAAAGTCCTGACCATCACCGAGATCAATGAACTCGGTACCGCTATCACCAACGTGGCGGACAGCATGGAGAAAGTCGAAGGTGGCGTGAAGGCTGCGGTGAAGGGTCTCGAGAAGATTCGTCGCAACATCCACAGCGCCGCGAATAAAGCGACCCCGACCCGTCTTCGTTCTTCGCAGCTGTCGGACATGATCAGCAACATCACCTCGATGGCCAAGGTTATCCTGCCTTACTCGGCTAACCTGGTGCAGGACGCCTACAGCCACGGCTCCGCTTCGCTGAAGATGTACAAAGGCGACTCGCCGGCTGTTGAAGACAGCAAGGGCGGTGACGAGAAGGAAGTGAAGAAGGAAGAACCGAAGGCTGGCGACAAAGAGGATGGGAAGAAGGATGACTGATACTAGCCTGTTTCCCGAAACCCCTGCTGAGGACCTTGGTCCTCTGACCGAAGCCGAAGTAGACGGACCGATCTTCGATCCAGTTGACGACGTGCAGTTAGGCGAAAGCGTGGGCAACCTCGAGAAACTCGCTAGCATTACCGAGAGCCTGGAGTCGTACACTGCCAGGTTCTTGGATACCGTTCCTGCCGACAAGTGGACTGACAAGACCTCGGTGCAGTTTTATACCGGGGCTGGCCAGATCCTCTCGGCAGGGGGTATTGTCCTCGACACCCCACTCTTCGATCTATCCACCGAAGCGTCCGATAAGGCCGGTATCGGCGGGGCAATGAAATCGTTCTTGGCCCGCTTGTGGGAATCCTTCCGTGGGTTGCTGGCTATGGTGGTTGACAAAGTCACCCAGCTGGTCGTCAACTACGGGAAGACTTCCAAGGCGGTCAGAAAGATGATCATGGCGATGAATAACTTGCAAGACAAGTTTCCAGACGCCAACCCGCCTAACGGCATGTCGTTCGACATGGTTCCTTCGTGGTCTGACTACCTGATGTACAAGGGTAACCAAGTATCGGCGCGTGCTTCTCTTGAGGCCGCGATCGGTATCTTGCAGACCGAGGCTCTGAAGTGGATGGATGCCTTCATCGATCCGGCTGATGCTTGCATCAAGATGGCGTTGGGCGGTAAGCCAGTTACCATGGAGTACCTGAACACCATCGCAGCACCTCCTTCGAAGACCATCGAATGGCCTGGTGGTACGTCCATTGAATTTACAGTGGACCTCACCAAGCCTGGTGGTTCGATCCTGAACACCTCAGTGAGTGTCGTGAAGAATCCTAAGCGACCTCACCGCGTAGATGTCCTGAGCGATGTCGAGATCAAACATGTGGCTGAACGCATGGAAGATCTGGCTCGCGCCATGAACCTTGTTGAGAAAGGCCTCAAGGCCCGTATCAGCACCATGCAGAGCATCCAACGCAGGATCGGGAAGGAAGCGCTGCCGGTAAGTCCTGCTGCGATCGCTTCGATGATCAAAAGCATGATTGCCGTGCCTCGCATCGTACTACCAACGTCTGGCGCACTTGCTCAGAAAGTCTTTGCGCATGCCAACAACAGCATTCGCAGAAACGCTCGATAGCAAAAAAAAAGACAGCATAGAGCAGGTGGGTTTCCCCACCTGCTCTATGTCGTTTATGCCGCATCCTGCTCCACCGCACTATATCGAGCGTAATCTGGAAGGAATGCGCTCGTGTCGTAATTACGACGGATGAACGGATGAGTGAAGCTCATGTAGACACGTCCCTCAATGATGCCGCGCTTGACAAACTCAGCAGCTACCAAGCTCACGACCTCGTGGTAATCGAAGTCGATGAACTCGCGCCACTTCAGGACGATGTCGTACTCGTAGCCTTCACGTCTTGCAGTACCGATGGTGAGGATCTCTTCTGGGAAGACCACCTCATCCATTACGATATCGTAAGCGTGGAGGCTGTCGGCCATTGGGTAGAGTGTGTTCTTAGCCAGCGCTCGTGGGGCGCGTTTGATCAAACGTTTAGCGCAGTTCTGCACGGCTCTGTTATCGTCCAGATTGAGCAGTGCGGCGATTGCGAGGGTTGTGAAGATATCTTGCTTGAGTGCAGAGAGATCAGGAGTCTTCCCTTTCATCACGGCTCCTAAGGGGTATTCGTAAGTGGGTGTTGTCGACGGTAAGGATCAGAAGGTCTCTACCGACGGCGTAGGTGTAATCGCTAATATCTAAAGCTCGAGTGAGTTCGCTTACGGTGTGGTCCTTTAGCCAGTATTGGACTGCTAGAGAGATCACCATTGGCGCTTCATTGAAGTTTGACTTGGAAATGTTGCCGATGTCTTCGATCAGCTGGTCAGCACTGTTCAAGGAGCGTACTCGTAGCTATTGCTAGCTCCGACCTCTGCACGCGCACTGTCATGGTACTGTTGATATCGGGATGATTCATTACGATGTGGTGTTTCAGGGCGTATTCGATATCCTGCCTGAAATCCCAAGGGAAGTCTGCATCCCCAGGCCCTACCACGTCTAGCACCATCTTTCTTAAGATGCCGGACTCGGTATCGAACATGACAGTTACTTGGCCTAATGTCTCCCCAGTGTCGGCCTTGAGCACATGGAGAGTCCCTTCCGGTCCATTGAAACTGAACAGTTGTTTCTCAAGATCCTTGATGAGGTTCTTGATCTTGCAGGTGTCGTTATTGAGCGAATACTCACGACACTCTTTAAGGGCGCTAGAAGCTCGTCCTTGCATTCCTATATCGAGGATGTACGATTCAACGGGTTCGACGTAATCTCCTTTAATAAGCAGGTCTGAGAGCCTTAGAAAGACCTCGTCCGTCTTGATCAATCCTTCACGGATGATCTGGTCCAAGAAATCACTGTAATCGAATGGTTTCTTTACGGTGAACTGCTTGTGAATGATGTTCGTTCCTTCAGTTCGAACGACTAAGCTTAACATTACTCCTTGATCGACTTGCGGTCGATCCGGTGATAGGACAACACTCATTGATTGCCACCTCGATTCTTAAAACCATCTGGGATCCCTTTCACCCAACTAAAAAGAAACTGGGGCAAGATGCCCCAGTGAATTCATGCAGGTAATGTATCACCTCAGAATTATAGACTACCGATCTCAGGCGTTGGGCTAACCTGACCACCGTTCTTCATGTAGTCGATGTAATCAGGGTCGTTACGATCAACAAAGATCGACAACACCGATGCGCAAGTGTAGCGGAATGCGTTCATGCCCTGACCTTCCAACTCGTAAGAGCTGGTGCAGTTGAGCAGAGTGCCTTCGATGGTCCTGATGATGCCATTGAAGTCGTACATGATTTCAACAGCCATGCCGGGAGTGATCAGCTCAGGGTTGCTGCGTCGCCACGGTACCAGCATGAGAGCACCTGCCCGCTTAGCCATTTGACTGGCCTCGTGGTACATGTTCCCTGTGATGCGCCGATCAGACGTATTCGCTACGTTCTGACCGTTACCAACCACTGCGGTAGAGAACTCACTGTTCGTCTTGCCGCGATGGGCGATCATGGTGTTGTTGGCGATATCTAGCTCTCCGTCGACGAGCTGATTAGCCATCGTGAATCGTACGGCGTTACCACCGGTGTTCAGTTGACCGAAGGAGTCGTCGAGGACTTTCGACACACCTGCCGAATAGATGATCGTTGCCCGGCCTGCCTGGCGCCACGTCTTATCGACCATGACCGAATGGCGGTTAGGGGCAAGGAGCACTTGCAGCAGACGTTTAGCGGACGCTTGGCGATAGCAGTCGTACAGAGGCCACGAGTAGATGTAGGCGCCCTGTAGATAGATGCCCAGCCCTGTCGAGTAGATGCCGCCTTGATCGTTTTGTAAGATGTCTGGGACTTCGAACAGATCGGTGTTATCTTCGATGATGACGTGGTCACGCGGCGTCTGGTTGTTTGGCGTAGCCATGTCAAAGCCTGTAACCGCTTCATCAGCGGCTAGCTTCAACGCACCGCATGCTCGCACCATCAACGTCTGCATGACGGCATACGGAGGACAACCTCGGCCGATATAGCCCACCCTCATTTTGCGCAGCTGCGCTGCAGCTACTTCTTCCAAGATGAAGGTCACGTACTTGATGCTCGACCGGTCAGCTGTCTCGGTATCCGTCAATGACGGGTTATAGCCCGAGTCGCTAGGTCTTGCGATCTCATCGCCCAGATAGGCGCAGTACGTTCTTGCCAATACCGGCTTGTCGGTGAACTCAGTGCCGTTCTCATCAGCATCGACGATCGTCAGCGTGATCTTGAGATCGTCTTGGAAGGGACCGATCCCGTTCATCAGAGTACCAGCGCCGATAGCCACCACGATAGCGGTGTTGTCAGCGATGGCCTCACGATAGTTACGCTCTGTATCTTTGCGCAGGATCTGGAGAGGAGTGATCTCCTTTCCGCCAGCATGGATAACAGCCCGCATTTGAAAGTACGGGCTGCCCGCAGCAGCGGAGATTAGAGCTACCTCTTGCATCAGCGCAGAGGTCTCTAACTCAGCCATTACGTTCCTCCAGGAATCGTTCGATGATATCCATACGCTGGACAGACTTAGGCACCAGACGCTCTTTCTTCACGTCCGGCAGGTCAGCACGACTGAACTGTGCGCGGACTGGCAGGAAGCCCTGCATCTGGTTCTTGACGATGCGCTGGTCGATATCAGGGTCAGCATCCACACCAACCGACCGGCACATCAGCGCAAACTCTGCCAGCTGACGGAAGTCATCGGCGTTAGGCGCTTCGTACATCTTGTCGGTACGCATGGCAGCCAAGTGGGCGTCCATGTGGTTGAGGATACGCTGATAGATCTTGACCGCGGTTTCTTTACGAGGGAACCGGATGGTAGCGCCGTCGATGAACTGGTCGCAGATGGTGATGATGTTATCGGCAGTCGCAACCATCTGGTTAGCGATCCACCGCATCTCGTTCTCACCACCTTGCTGTACCACGACCGGCATCCGCCCAAGACCGTTCTTCATCTTGAAGTGGGCGTTGTCGATCTCGTATTCGTGTAGCTCGAAACGGGCGAAGATGTAATCCGACGTGTCGTGTGCGACCTTCTTCGGACTGATCTTGAAGCCCCGAGCTTGGAGAGTTGTTGATCGCATCAGAATACTCCAGGCGCCAACTTGATCAGCGTCAGAATGATTGGGATGTAGTAGAAGCGCTCGAGGTTATCGAACTTCACTGCGTAGTCGGCAATGTCTGCCAACATACCCAGATCAATTGCTTGCCCCGAGATGCGTTGACGCGTCAGACGTTCGAGATGACTCTGGCCAGGCAGGTCCTCGTAGAAATCTTTACTGAACACGTAGTAATCATCCACCACGATTCGTTTGATGTACTGGCCGTATTCGGGCGCTGGTTCATCACCGACCAGGTCCAGCTGTGGCAGCAGAGACCGGATGTCGTCTTGGCGAACATCGGCCTTGACGAACGAATCGATTGCGTGAGGAGGCTCGTAGTTGTTATTCGCACTCCACGTCGGATCGACGGCCGACACTACCAGCTGGACACCGCTGTAGTAGATCGAGGCGAAGTGAGCTCTGGCTTTGTAAGCACCAATGGGACTGAACCCAAACTTCTGAGAACAGCTATAAAGCAGGTCGATGTCCTTACGAGCAAGTACATCGAATAGCGACCATTGGTTAGAATATACATCGCCTCCTACGCCCAATTCCGTGATCCACGGAACGTGAGGATGGTCGATGGTTTCGAGGGTCGCCTTCATGTACTTGGTGACGTTAGGGTCGTACACCAGCCTGGTCGGGTGCGGTACAACGAACGTCTGACGAGCGTCGTCGAAGTGATCCTTGAAGTACATCGCGATCAAACGCTTACGGGCCTTGTTAAGGCGCCGCAGTACCGAGACTTCTTCTTCACGCAGCAGCGCCTTCACGCCATTGCGGAAGTTCTCGCGCAGGAATACGTAGGTATAGCTGACGCGCTTGGTGTTGATCTTTTCAGCGAATGCCGCGTCGACCCAATGCAAACCGCGGAACGAGATCGTGGTGTTGGCTTCAGGGTAGATCGAACCACGCTTGGGTTCGTTCACCTGGAACATTACGCGACGACCGTTACCTACGTCGGCAATGAACATGTCGCCGTTCTCAGGCGTGACGATGCTGTAAACCGCCGCACCGCCGGTCAGGGCGAAGCCGCCAGTATCGCTGGTGTTCTGATCCTGACTCATGTCGTCAGTGATGATCAGCTCAAAGCCTTTGATCAGCTCGTACTGACCGTAAGCAGCTGGCAGGTCATCTTGATACGAAGCAGGCGCCGAATCGCGGCGTTGGATCTGCTTGTAATAGTCGACCGTCATCTTCTTACCGGCTGCGAAGCCTGCAAGCGATTCGTGACCTTGGTTCCTGGTCTCGGCGACTGGGGTTACGTATGGAACTTCACTGATGATGAGGTTAGGCTTCTCGGCCGGTACTTCATCCTCTTCTTCTACGAATGGCATCGAATCTCTCCTGAGCCAGGTTCATGTTCATACCAAAGTCAAAAAAAAGACGGCATAGGGGAGAGGCATTTGCCTCTCCCCATTATATCACTTCAGCTGACGAGTACGGCGATAGTCAATCGCCAGAGCGAGCAGGGTGATCAGACCCACAAGCCACACGTACCCTTTCGGGAACAACAATGAAATCAGGCTGACTATGGTGATGAATCCCATGGCGACCAGCATGCCGATCGCATATCGCTCATCCCACTCCGCCTGCTCTTTATCCATCCTGATACCGATTAGGTATAGATAGATCCCGCCGAATACGACTATTGCAATGATAGTGATCGCAACGTCGAGGTACGTGAATATCTCACGAGTCATGGTCCGCTCCTTTTCGGTATGTTCATGACGCGTGGATTATGTATGGCTTTAAATACTTTACTTCCTCAGGGCGATGATGCCGAGGTACTGCACGTATTTATTGCCATTCATTCCTTCACGCGACCAGTGGTCACCAGGACCCCAGTTACCACCTCCAGAACCTCCAGAACCGTCCCCGCCGCCGACGCTCCCTCCAGGCCCACCTGAACCACCATCGCCTTTATTCCCTCCCCCTGGCAGAGCCCCTGCCTCACCGCCTCCGGTGTTGATAGGACCGCCTGGTCCAGAATCACCACCGTTATCGAAACCAATTCCCTTATCCTGTAAATACTTGTAGAACCACTTGATGTACGACTTTGGCAGATACTTGCCATCAAGCAGAATTCCCATCGCGTATTCAACGTCAAGCGCTGGTACGATCGTCTGGAATACTGACAAGGTGGACTTCGGGTCTACCTGCATACTACGAATGGCAGCATCGGAGAACAAAGAGTAATAGGTAGGGAAGGATAGCCGCAGATGGTACTGTCTGCGTAGGTCCAACGGTCTGGTCGCTCTGACGTTCAGATGCTCATCGATCGTCAGCATTTCCTCACTCATCGGCGTATCGTCAGCGAACAACGTGAAGAGCATGGTCGAGCCGCCCTTACGGTGCAGATGTGCGTGCATCTTACGCATGTACGCATCTACTTCAACCGTGAACCTTACCTTGGGGATCTGCGTCAGGTTGATCAGTTCCTGAGAATCCTTAGGGTCCAGTTGCAGCATCCACGTCATCGCAGGCACCGTGTACATCGGCTGACGCCGCTTACCCGGGATCCATTCGTCGTACGACGGGAAACGCACACCGTCTGCTGGCGGTGGACTGAAGTTGTAGTTACCGCGAATGATGTCGAGCGCAGTGATACCGATCGGACCATTCTTGGAAAGCTCATCGAGACTGTAGCGCTCACGCTTGTCGAGGAGTTTGGCAGAGATCATCTTCTGGTGAACCTGCATCGGGAATACGAAGTACAGGTGAGTCGCCCTGTGGTACATGACCTTGTAGGTAAACTCGATACGCCAGACGCTGTTCCCGTCGACCTTCTCTTCAACCGGGATGTCGCTGAAGTCAAACCACCCCTGCACGTTGACTTGTTTCTCAGGGATGACGATGGTGCTCTTCTCGATTACGTGATCGAGAGTACCTACCGTGCCGAACGGACGGCGCTGCATCCCTTTGAAGTAAGTCAGGAAGTCTTCACCGTAACCGGCAGTCCTCTCACGCAGCTCATGTAGATGCGCAAGGATACGCACCACGCCATCTTGCATCGGGATGTCGTAGTTGACCTCATGCTCAAGCGACGTACGGTTCTCGGCCCGACGTGCTGCAAACTCATCCCGCCACTGAGTAACCTCAACACGAGAGGGCGCAGTGTAGGTGAAGTTCATGGTGATATCAGACGGGATGTAAACTGGGCGAATGGAAATACCCAATTTAGGATCCACCAGCATGGGCGGCATCTCGTTCTGACGGATGATGGCATTGATCACCGATTCGTTACGGATACGGTCGGTGACTGTCACCTTAACCTTACGGTAACTCTCGAGCTGAACGTCATCACCTTGATCGGTTCTGTTGGCGGCTTGTCCGATCTGCTCGAACTCACCAGGCATGAACACGTCAGTGGTTTCAGGAATATCCACCACCTTCATCACATCCCGAGCAATCTTCATCGCTACAGGGCGGCTGATGTTCTCGTAGTTCGATGCCAGTTTCACAGTGATTCTTGGCATGCTGGTTCCTACCTAATGGCGGCATACACGGAGAGGGGAAACACCCCTCTCCGCGCACCCGAGGTTATCAGTCCTGGAAGACCGA